ATCAAATAAATCAAACACACCAGTATTTGCATTGAAGTATATTCCAACTGCATCAAGTGTAAAATCATGCCCATAAGGGCTTAAATCATACCAAGTTAATCCAGTACCAGAATAAGATAGTGGGTTTCCAGAGTCAAGATGCAAAACAAGACCATCTTGCACTATTGGCTTTATTTTATCATCATCAAAAACATGATTTCCAAATATCATTCCATTAACCCACTTTTTGATATATAAACATTTCCGCCATAACAATCAAATGAAAGCAAGTATGTTCCAGAGGAACTTAGTGATGATGCAGTTCCAGATACAGCTTTAACCATAGCACCAAGAGATATGATGTGTGCATTTGGATTGATTAGTATAATTCTTCCACTTGTATTGTCTTGAATATTCAAGAAGTTAAGCGTTCCATCTGCTATTGGAGTACATACTATCAAGTTTGTATCATTGGTTAAATCAATATCCAATGATGCTTTTTCAGTAGGACTCACTATCTGCATTTTAGTGAATACATTTGATTGGTTTTTTCTGGCTATTGTTGTATCGTTCTGTATTTCAAGTGCTTTTTGTGTTGCTATGTCTGCTTGTTGCTTGGCTGCAATAGAATGTTGTGCAGCCAGCGTATCATCGTTGATAATTGTGATCTGGCTCTCTTCTTGAGATATAACAAATGTCTCTCCACTAAGAGTAACGCTGATCGATACATTCTCATTTGGATATGAAACAGTGATCATGCCGATATACCATCTTCCACATTAATGATCCCAGAAAATAGAAACTCTTTGCTCCCAGCCCCCTTATCGATGATCACATCATAGTCTGCTTTGATAGCTCCAAGCTGAGTTTTAATTATGTCTGCATTTACAGAAACTGTAATTACTGTGTCTGTAGTTACTGAGCAATACGATGACAAATCAACTGTTGATCCATCATCTTTTTTCACTGTGAACTTTGGAGTATGGCCAGTAATTGAAAAGCCTACATCGATCTGCATATTTAGATCACTATTCACTCTTGCCTTAATCGGAAAGTTTGTTTTTGAAAACTTATTCATTTGCTGCCCTTTCTTTTGTTGTATTCATTGACTGCTTTATTCTGATCATTTAATGCCCTGTTTGCTCTCATGCACTCTTTGAGCTTTTTGATCAACTTAACCCATACATCAAACTTAACTTTTACCATTTTCATCGTACACCTCATAAGTAATGTTTTCATCCAGTGGCGCAACTTCCCAAGTTTGCATATTTGCGCATGGAGTCTCTATGTATCTCACCTCTGGCTCACAACATCCATTAATCACGAAAATTAATGGTATGAGTGCCAATGCTGCTCGGTATCTCATCGATCTTTACCTCCTTTTTTATCTTAAAAGTGATGCTTTGGTTATTCTCTATACCCTTTACATCATGCTCGATCTCTATGGTTTTAGCTTTAGTCTCAAGCCTCTTAACCTCTACCTCTGAGGCATCAAGCTTGTACTCTCTATACTTTGATACGCCAAAGAAAAATGCTGTAGTTCCAGACAAGAATATGATCACATAAATAAGAATTTTATTTAGCATCTATATCTTCTCCTCCGAGCTTGATAAGTGTTTTTCTAATCTTATGGCCAAGTGCTGCTACTGCATCCCACTCTGGAAGCTCAAGCTTTGTTCTGATTGAATAGATGTTGCCAATAATACTGTACACCTCAGATAAGACTAGGATATTCATACCTACAAACAATACATTCCCAGCATCTGCATCGATGGCCTTTGCTGCTATTGCAAATACAAAAGGTATTAGCATTAATGAAAACTTTGATACTACTCCATATTTCATCTTATTTGATGTTATGCAGTGTCCTAAAGTTTTGGCTTTCCAGACTCCAGTAAAGTAATCTATAAAAAGCAGCCATCCTAATGCTGCAAATACCTCCTTGTCTAATCCCAAATATGTCAATAACCCAGCAAAGCCTATCATTGCCCCATTCAATACAAGCTTTACTCCAACCATTCCCTCAGTAACCATTTTTATCTTCCCTACCTTTTTAATTTTATTACCGCTTGATACAACTCTTCTGGGCTGTATTTGCATCCACTATCAAGCGGAAGCCCCTCACTAAACAAAAGATTTGCCCAAAGCCTTGAGCAGAAATCCCTGCCATCACAAACAAAGCACACCGGAGTCACAGACAATACAGCTCCAACATAGGCGTACTTAGTTCCTATCTTCTCTAAGCATCTATTTCTAAGCCTTTGCTCTGCCTCTATGTCAATAGGAATATCAACAAAAGTCCAGTTGCTATCTTTTGGATCAATGATTTTAAACCTTGCCCCATCCTTATCTCTTGGAGAGATGGAAAACCATACGCCATCGCTAAAAATTCCCTCTACATGACTCTTCGATCCACCACTTGCTACAGCGATCAATTTGTCAAGTGCAGTTGCATCCGGCTGGAACGCTTCATAAAATGCTAGTTTCATGCTTATATTCACTCTTCCTTATAAATTTCCCATCTTTTGAGTATGTAAGTCCATAGTAGTCTTGAAATGACTGTCTGTGAAAACCATATTTAACATCATCTGCTTCTTGATTTTCAAAGATATAAAGTGTATATTCCCCAGTCATTGAGCAGATGCCAGTATGGAATACAATATCATCCGTTTCAACATTGAGATAGTTCCCCAAGTAATACTTCTTAAATCGTGTCATTCCAGTAACAATGCTGTACTTAATTCCAATCAGAATACAGTCACTACAATCACCTATCTCAAAACCTAATCTTTTTACTTCATCTGCTGTCTTTGAGTATGATGTGAACTCTCTCTTCACTTCATCAAAACTGATTGTCTGTGTTGAAATTCTTTTGCCGATAAACGCTTCCATCTTACTCTTTGCAGAAATGAAGCCATCATCATTTACTTCAAGCTCAACTTTTCTTAGTTTTCCATTCTCATATACTTTTCTCATCTGCACTCCATCACATTACAAGTGGTGGCAATTCTGCAACCAGTTCTTCTGGGGTAGGCATTGCCCTTACTCCATTAACAACATCTTGCTCAACTTGACCAGCATATACCCAACATTCAGAAGCCCATTGCCCTAGCTTTGTTGCTTCTGCTTGAAACGCATTTACAAACCCTGCATAGCTTCTTGCAGACTTCATATCGTCATATCTGTAATATTTTGCTCTATCGTCAAGATGCTTTTGTACTGCATCTGTAAGCTCTTGTGCTTTTTTTTGCATTTCAACCATTGCAAGTGCTTCCAAGTATGCAGTACCAGAAGCAGTTAGCACAAGTTCACCATCAGCATACTTCCAATATGTAGGCTTTCCATACGGAATACTCATGTCTAGCAATGTGTGTGTATTTTGTTGAAACTCATTGACTTTTTTACCATCCACAATAGAATGTGTGTCAAGTATTTCTATGTTGTCGCTACTTGCAACTACAATGCTTGTGTTATTATCAACTATTATCATAATACGATACTCCCTACACTAATTTCTGTTCTACCAATCTCTGTTTTTATTTCATCAAAATACTCTACGCTAAAGCTTGTTTTTCCTACTGTATATTCAAGTTTAGATATTTGTGAAATATTTATATCACCTATATTTGATAAGTCAATAAAATCAATAATTGTAGGAACTGTTGTCGTATAATCAACTATATATATTGTAATGTTGTAAGTTCCACAAAAGACCAACACTCTTCCATTTGTTAGCTTGTGCATCCACTCTGGGTATGTGCTTACACCACCAGATATTGTTAGCGTACCTATCTCTGCATATACACCATTGTTTATGGAGAAATTTGCCAGATAACCTGCGTGAGATAACATGAATGTTCCATCATCTCTACTGATTAGTGATGTAGGTATATCACTACAAAGTCCAGTACCAGATGCACCATTAATATCTATAATGTCCTCTGCATTTAATGTTATAGTTGAGCCGGAGATTGTTCCTTTTCTTACTTTTGGTGCTGATGAGTAATAGAAAACCAAGAACTCTGTCGCACTTATCATGTGGCAGTTCTGAATAGAGCCAGAAGCATTGATTGAGTATTCAGTTCCAAAAGTCCATGAAGTACCATTTACAGTAGCAACCCTAACAGATGGATCACCAGCCGAACTGTGAACATACCATAACAATGCCTGTGTATCATTCAATCTTATACCATGCGTAGTATCTGATTGATAAGCACCAGTAGATGATTGAACTGCAACTACTGGGTTTTTTGTTATAGTTAGCCCTGATATTGACAAAGACCTTATGTAGTTAGCACCCTCACCAGTTTCTAAACCACAACCAAGAAGTGAGCCATCTGCTGTTTGCTTCCATATATAAGCTGTATTGTATGTGTCAGTAATCTCTACTGCTACACCATAATCAAATGATGTTCCGTTCCACTCCATTATCTGTAAGTATGTATCTAAACTCAAACTTTCAAGAGAATACATTAAAGCCCATTTTGTTGATGTTAGCTCTATAATTCTTCCCTGATAGTAGAGTGGGTTTGCAGCTAGTTGTTTAAATGCGTTTGTCTTGTAAATCTCTATTGGTGGAGATACAAACCCTGATGATTTAATATACTCACTCTTCACGATTGAGCTGTACCCATTTTGAACGGTATTATCTGCTACTGAATAGAAGTATATTTTATTAGTAAGCACAGCTTCAAGCAATGAGCCAGAACTATCTCTAAATATAGCAGTACCTTGACCAATGTTATACACGACAAAATTGAAAGCCTTTGTTGCCAAACCAATAGCAGATGGCAAAGTAAGCTGAATAGTTGATGAAGCATTTATTATGAAGTAAGCATCTTTAATATCATCTACTGTTAAAACTGTGTCTGCTGTTATGATAGTTGGTGTACTTGCAATGGAAGCCAAAGGTATAGTTCCAAGTGATGCTTGAACAAAAGCAGTAGTAGCTATCTGCAAAGAGTCTGTACCCAATACAGCGTTTGGTGCAGTAGGAACTCCACTAAAAGCTGGGCTGTCAGTAGAAGCCTTTGAGCCAAGTGCTGTATTCAAGTCTGTTTGGTCTGAAAGAATACCAGTAATATTTCCCCATGACAATGAAATTGATGGCAAAAACTGTGATGGAATGATGCCATCTGCACCCAATGGTGCTATCCATTCATTTACTCCAAGTTTACCTTGTATAAGTGTTGCAATCCAAGTATCTATTGTTGCCTTATGCTCTGGAAGTTCAAGTGAAAATAACTTAGTTCCCATATAATACCTCTCTAAAAATTGTTGCTATGCTTCCAGTAGGAACATAATCTCCACTCTCTGATACTGTGTATTCACCATTTGCAGTTACAATGAAGTTTCCATCAACATCTATCGTATAATCAATAGTTCCTATAACTCTTATTCTTCTTTTTGTAGTCCACTTACCTCTTTCTTTTGTGTCTGTGAAATCATCTACCCACTGAACAAGAACATCCGGATGAGCTTCATCTACAGCTGCCCCATGAATAGGGAGTGCGATCAAGAATGGCTCAAGCCCATAATTGCAATCATTTTTCCAAAAGCTATACAAGGCATTTTCTTGAGCATCTGATTTTGCTCTCAAGTTCAACTCTATAAATGTAGCTCCGGTAATAGCCCTACCTCCCAAAAACCTCATGCTCTCTTCTTGTCTAACTACAAATGGCAATATGATACAAGGCAATGTTTCCGTAAATTGGTATCGTCATACAATTCCCTCCAGCGTAAATGTATATTCAGCATGTACACCTATGACTCCATCTTTTACAGATGTCTTTTGATCAAATGATGTAAACCTACCTATTTTTTGCGTTGAAGAAAAAACAGACTGGCTATTTGTGTCTTTGTTTTTCGCATCTGATCCATTCACTATGACTAGGTTTTTACCAAGTGATGTCATAAGCCTATCTATCATGTCATAGTCTGTTATAAATAATTTTGCAGTACCGCTATATGTAGAAACTTTTGCTCTTTCAACATAATCAGCGTTCCCCCATACATCGTATTCAAAAACAGAGAAGTCACGATACCTATTATTTATCTGCATATCTGTAAATCCAGCATCTGCAGACATTCCAAGCATGAGAGTTCCAAGTTCTATATTGTCTCCAGTAAGAGTGATCTCAACTGTTGAGTCTATATCCATAACTACAGGCAAGTTATTTGCATCCATAGAGTATTTGATCAGTGTTGTGTGCCAAGACGATAAGTTTCCAGATTTGTCTCTCTTGCCATCGATCGCAGTGTCTATATGAGTGATGACATTCCCTTGAGGATCTTTAAAGTCAATAACAACATTTGCAGCCTTTACCCTACCAAGCGCAATAGTGTCGAACTTTTCAGTACCCTTTACTACATATGTCATAATGGATGTACCCTGTGCAGTAGTGTAGTTCTTGTTGTCAAAAGGATAAGATGATTTTGCACGCTCTTTTTTTGTGAAGCCTACAAGCTTATCGATGGATACAATATCGATACCATATCCGCCTGTAACCGCAACATATTCATTGGCAGCATCATATGATGTTCTCATATACATATTTCCGCCACGAACAAAGATACTTCCTATCGTACCTACAAGCTTATTGTCATGAACATACAAAGATGCCTTTACCTCTACTGTGCTTTCCGTAAGCTCTGTATTTATATTTGGAGCAAGTATGGAGTATGGGCTTTGGCCTAAAGCTGACTCTGGAGTTACATAGGCTTGAATTTGCTGCACACCATTATTGTCAATCCATGTAGAATAAAGGTATGATGATGCATCTGCCTGTAGTCCTACAAAGTCTGGATCATATAGAGTTTGGCCTATAGGCACAGTTCCAAGAAGAACATACTTATGAGTCCATGTATCTGCTTTAAATAGGTTTCCTTGTGCATACTCACCATTATCTATGGTAGTGTACTCTTCTGGCTGTTTTAATCTTTGCGTTGGTGAAGAGTACCAATACTGCAATTTCCCGTCTTTATATACAACTGTTCCATCTGGGTAGTTTGGTGCATCTGCTTCTACCCATACGGTTGGGATAATGTTATCACCAGTATTCTCATAAATCCACCCGTCTTTTTGTATTCTTGTACCAGTTGGGTAGTTCATGTTTATGGTTGGGTTAAATGTACTTGTAGCATCAATTACGCTTGTTGATACTAAAACCAGTGAGGTAGGTACGCTAATAATCACGCTAATCTCCTTGTTGTCTCTTCTAATATTTGAACTTCTGCTCTTAATGCTCTTAATTCGGCCACAACATCATCTGTTGTTGCTTGAGGCGCTTGCTCTTCAAGAACTTTGATGTACTTGTCAAAATATGGTATATATTCCTCTTTTGTCGAACTTGCTCTTAGTGCTGTTTCAGCCATAGCTTTTGCGCTATCTACTACATCAAGTTGCCCATTTGACTCTCTGGCTATCTCAAAGTATCCACTTGCATATGCTGCTTTTTGAGCAATAGTTAAATAGCTAAGATTTCCGAGCCAAGCATCAGCTATCCCAGAAATTGCCTCACCTAAGCTTTTTGCGCTGCTTTCCATATCTGCAAAGCTATCTGCAAGTGAAAGAACTTCTGCAAATAATGTTGCTCCGGCATCAGTGGTAGTGTCTATACTCTCAACAAGATCTCTAAATCCGGCTTTACCATTAGGCACTGCAAGTCCAAGTGACTCAAAGCTTTTTGTTAGAGTGTACAGCTTCATTTCATACTGCTCTGCATCAGTAAAGAAATTAGATTGATAACTACTCATGCTGGCATTAAAGTTGTCAAGTCCTCCGGCTACATCAGCGATTATATTTGCTGTTCTCCAGTCAAATGACTTTCCAATAAGTTCAAGTGAGTGTCCTACCTGATCAAAGTTTGTCATGACTCTGAATAGTGTTTCTCCAAGCCCCTCTCCAGCCTTTTGAAACTCTTTAACTACCCCAAAATACTTTTCAGTAATCATGTCCATTTGTGCAGCAAATCTACCTTGTATCTCTGCAGCAACTTCATCTGCACTCATTCCGGTAGTGTCAAACTTGCCTATGTCAATGATCTCATCCATTAGGCTGGATGTTACTGTTTCAGTTACCCATTGGCCAGTCTCTTCCGAAAATCTCTTACCAAATCCGCTAAATATTCTTCCTAGAAAACCGCCTCTAAACTTTGAGAAGAAGCTTCCAAAACCAGTATTGAAGCCTCCCCAAATTCCATTCTGGATGTCGCTTGAAGAGTCTGCCACCCATCTTGTAACTTCTTCTTCAACTGTAAGATCGATGCCTAGTGTTTCTCCGGCTAGAGTAAGGCTATCAAATACAGCTTTTGTTGCATTTGACACATACTCACTAATGTCTCCAGAAATATCAGTGTATGAATGGCTATATGAAGTCTTTTTAGCCCCATACCATTTTGTTTTTACTGTCTTGGTCACTGTATCGAGTAGTGCGGTGATTTCACCATTTATAAGATCTGCCATAGAAGCAGCTTCTACATCAATCGATGTACCATACAGGCTTGTTGATTTTCCACCAAACAAAGTACCCTTTTTGTATGTATCTTGAAATAGGCTACCACCAATATCAATCCCAGAACGCAATAGAGAGTTCTCAACACCGCCAAACGCCTTAGAAATAGTCTGTAGGTATCCTGTCATCTCCCTTGTTAATCTAAGCATTGGGAATTGTGCATCTTTTATGTATTCAAGCGCATTTTTCATAGACTCTGATGTGTCTCTTATTTCCCCTAATTCTGGGGCTGGCTCTTCACTGTCTCCAAACAATGATCCAACAAGCATACCTATACCACTTGTTACTAAGCCGCCAAATATTCCACCAAAGCTTCCAAGACTAGACAATATGCCGCCAGTTCCATCCTTGCCAGTAAGATACTCACTCATTGATGTAGATAGATCATCGATAGGCTTAGATAATAGCTCTGTACTCAATCCGTCAAAGAAGCCTTTTAGCGCACCACCAAAATCACCGCTAAAAATTCCATCTAGTAGGCCTTTAAACTGATTGGTAAAGTCCATAGCAACTTTCTTATTTGCCTTTTCGCCTTTTTTGACAAACTCATTCCAGCTTCCATCGTAAGCCTTGCTAATATCTTCAAAATCTATAAGGCCTTTATCTTTGAGCTGCATAAGATCTTTCATAAGCTTGTCTGTGTCAAGCTCAAATAGCTTCAAATCCTGTCCGGTAAGCTCTAGGTATGTTCTATAGATGTCATCAAGCTCTTTAGCTTCTTTTTCAAGATCTTTTGTTGCTTTTCCGCTAGTCTTTAATAGACTGTTTTGGTATTCTTGTCTGAGGGTATCGATCTGGAGCAGTTTTTCTTTATTTGGTAATTCTGACTTCTGGATCATGTCGATCTTTAGTTTTAGTGCCTCAGCATCTTTACCATGCGCTTTTAGGTTTGCCAATATTGTATTGTTTAGAGATTGTTCAGCATCTTTTCTTTTGTCGGCCATCTCTTTGTGAGCTGCGGCAGACTTAGTTCTGTATCTGTTTTCCTCTTCAAGTAAAAGAAGCTTTTTCTCTGATGCTGTTTTTTCCATCGCATCGATCTCTTCCACTTTTGCAATATGAGCTTTCTTTATAGCTGCTATCTTTGAGATCTCTCCCTTTATCTCAGAGTTTTCTATCATTGCTGCTCTAAGCTTGTATGCCTCATTTGCAGCAGCGTTGATCGCCTTTGACATATCTTCTACTTGGCCAGTAGCTTTTGCATACTCTATTGCAGTCATTCCGGCTGCAGTCAATAGTCTATTTGCTTCCTGTAGTGCCTCTTTTTGTGCCACAAGTTGCTGCTCAAGTTCTGCTTTCTTCTCTTTTGCTGCAACTACAGCAGCATCCTCTTTGTCTGTAGCAGCATTGATGATATTTGCTTGCTTTGTTATCTCTTGATTTGTCTCAAGTATGATGTCATGAAGAGACTTTGCACCCTGAGCCAGACCTTGCATCTCCGGAGTAATATCGCCTACTGCCTTAAGCTTTTTCTCAAGCTCTGCCTTTTGCTTTATATGAAGCTCTAGCTGCTCTTTTAGTTCTGCAGTGATCTCTTTTTCACTTCCAAAGATGGCATCTATATATCCAACATATTGAGCATCATCAAACAAGGAAGATAGACCTGATCCAGCAGTTCCTCTTTCTATCATTGACTTTCCGACACTTTTAATAGACTTCTCTATCTCTCTGATCTTTTTCTCTGTCTCTTCAAGTTCTTTATTGAGCGCATTTTTGCTATTGGATAGAGTCTGCTCGCCAAGTAATGCCAGCTCATTTCTAGTTTTGTTTGTTACTTGAGCGATCTTCTCAAGTCTCTCTTCTGTCTCCTCAAGTGAATAGTTATACGCCTCAAATGCTGCAACTACAGCAAGCATAGGCAAGTTTGAAACAGTGAATGATTTAAGTGCTATTCCCATTCTTCTCAATGCGATTGCAGAGGCGGATACATTCTTTCCAAATGACTCATGAAGTATAGATGCTCTTCTCACATTTGCTGCATGAGCAACAAGTGATGCATTTACTATTGCTGATGATTTTGCAAAAAGCGCTGTAGCCACTCTAGCAGTTCCATACGCTCCAGCAAGAATTGCCAAGTGTTTTCCAAGATCAGCCATTCCATCCACTGTTTTTAGGATAGTAGATTGGTTTTCTCCAAGCGCTGCAGTGATCTCTATAATCTGCTCTTTCATTGCATTAAATAATGGCTGTTGCATCTTCCCGAATAGATCATCAAGTTCATTATTGAGTTGCCCCATAATCCCTTGCCATCCATTGAATATGTCATCTCCGGCAGACTTGGCTTGCTCTAGCCCATCAAGAACATACTTGACAACATCACCATTACGCTTCTTAAGCTCTTTAATGCCCTCATTTGTTACACCAAACTGCTCAAGCGCTCTTTTTAGTCCAGACTCTTTCATGTCACCACTAAGCGCTGAGTCCACTGTTTTTAGGAACTGTTGAAACTCTATACCCATCGATGCTGCAATGACTGACATTCTCTGAGTGATGTGACCTACTTCTTCCAGTGTGCCGCCATACTTTAATACTTGTGGAGTAAGAAGCTTAAAGATCTGTAGTGTTTCTGCAAAGCTATGAGGCGTTTTAATGTTGATCTTTCTGGCGATCTCCATAGCCTTATTCGCTTCTTTTTGAGAGAAGTTGTATCTCTCTTGAGCTGTTACAGCCTTTCCAAGAACATCAACATGTTGCAAGTTCTGAGAGATAAGCAGCTTAAGCCCTATTGTCTCAGACTCTATAAGCTTGTTAAACTCATGCCCTCTTCCAAGTGTTGCGTCATACCCTTGTCTTAGGAAGTATAGACCTACAACAAGTGACTCTATTTGTCTAATGTGTCTTACAACATCGTTTCTTAGATTTGCGGATGATTTACCAAGCTCTTTTTGTGACTCTGCAACTTTTCTTGTGGCGTTCTCAAGTCTTTGTGCTGCAGATCTTGATCTTAGCATTTCTGCATGTTGTTTAGATAGTGATGATGTTGCTCTTCTTACATCATCAGCTGCATCCTTTTGTACTCTTGCCAGCCTTGTAAACTCTCTATTGTAAGCACTTACAAGATCAGCGTTTAATGATTTCTCTTGGTTTTTTAACGCTCTTCTATCTGCTGCATTGTCTGCATCGATATAGGCCTTTTTGATCTTATCAAGCTCCACTTGAAGCTTTCTTATTTCAGCAACATCAGACTCTATAGTTCCTTTTAGAATACCTTGCTTATTGTCTTTAAAAGTCTGCAAAACATCCTTGAAACCGCTTGCTTTTTCAGTAAGCTTTCTAAAGTCATCAAGTGCTTTTTTGATCTCAGGAGACAGTTGGTTTTCTAAACTCATCTTTAAAATCAAATCAGCTGCTGCCATGTCTATCTCCTGTGATCTTTATTATCTTTTTCTCTAGCATTGCAATAATCTCAAAGAGATCACTGCCAAGCTTTATCTTTTTAAATCTTGCTACAACTTCTAAAGCGTTATAGTCAAGCCCTTTTCTAATTGAGCCAAATCCAGTCTGGATGTAGTGCCATTGTGTATCCATTGCACTAATTAGCCTAATGGCATCCAAAGCCATCCCATCGATGTGCGGAGATTTCAATTCCTCTGGAATTGGCTCTCCCATATCTCTAAGACTCTCTATGAAGTCCTGTACTCCATCATCATATGCCCACTCAATGTAGGCAAGTGCTACTTTCCCTCAAATGCTATTGGATCAATCGTTCTTCCTACGATCAACTCCATCCACATGAAAAGCTCACCCTCATTGATGTCATCTGCGTTTTCAATTCCTCTTTTTTCAAGTAGAAAATCAAGCAGAGTCTCTTTCATATCTTCATCGAATGAATGGAAGTCTCTAATGTCAAGATCATTTGATGCTTTAAACTCTTTTCTTTCACCTCTTGTAATACCGGTTGCAGATGATTTAAGCCCAGCATCAAAAGAGTGTCCTGTAAGCTTGTCAATTCTCGCTTGTCTCTCTTCATTGATCTTTTGTTGAACTTCTAGGATTGCTTCAAGCTCTTCCTTAGAAAAAGGCTTTTTAGCTTCTTCTGTTTTTTCTGTTTCAATTTTTTTTGGTTGTCTTGCCATTTTTTGTACCTTTGTGTGTTGTGTTTTTGTGTAGTGTCATTTATTTAGATGGCGGCACAACTACACAAAGCCGCCACCACTGTTAGTACGATGCTACAGTGTTTGTAAGTGTTACCTTACCTCTTTGAGTTCCGGTAGCAGATCTCTTTGCAGACCAGTCAGCGTTTACAGATACTTTGTTCCCAACTTCTTTTGGCTCAGTCTTAAAGTCAAACTGAGTCTCATCAAATAGGAATGACAATGCATGTGCATCAGCACCGATTGTTTGCATGTAACCGATTTCAACTTTTACTACATTGTTTGCAGCAAGTTTTGTATATAGTCCGCTATCAAAAACAGATTTAAGACTTCCAGTTACCTCAGATTTTGTGATACCAACATCTTTAGTGTCATAGATAAGATCATCAACCTCAATTCCACGATCAAAAGTCACATCGAACTCTGAAAGCTTCATAAAGTCACTGTTATCGATCTTTGCGTATGTGTACATCATGTTAAGCGCTGTACTTCCAAGAACGATCTTTCCAGTATCAACTATTGGAGTGTACGCATCTTTCAAGTTGTCCTTGTGAGTGCTTCCCACAAGCCCCAAATTGATTGCCGGAATACCTTTACCCTTAAATGAAGTGTTGAATGTCGATGCCATTACTCCATTGAATACCTCTACGAGATCATTTGCTCCAGATGTAGTTTCGATATACATCGATGGGATTACATCTTTTGTTGTGTCAAATGTGTGAGTGAAAGTACCATCAAGGTTATCAACTGTTGTAGGCGCTCCAAGAATTGCCTTTAGGTAAACACCTAATTGCTCCCAGTATGCAGATGCATCGATACTACCATTGTTTGATGATCCAGTAACTAGTTTGTCACCACCGCTATCGATGTCTCCACCGATACAATCCTGTATCTCTGTTTCTCTTGTGTGTACAAGCCCTTGAGTCTTTACACATAATTGGTAAGGCGTTGGCGATGCTGGCGTTTGGCCAAATACTGTCTCCCAACCCAATAGAACTTTTTTAGGTAAAACTGCCATATTTTTTCTCCTTATGCAGATTGTTCAAATTGATGAACTGCGTTTTTAAACTCTCTTCGAGCTACCTCATGTGCTGTGCCTATATAGTGAGAGAAGTTCATAAAAGGATGTGCTTTTCTGTTCACATACCCTCTACTTGCTGCCTTTCCCCATCCACTGCGCTTAAATAGCTTTTTCTGATTGTCTGTAAGCTGCACTCTGCCGCCCTCAGCCATCATTCTTGCTATCTCTTTGGTTTTAGTACCTTGCACTCTGTTTCCTTTGTGCGCCACACCGCCTTTATAAAATGTAGTGTTATATGATTTAACATTGATCCAACCTACAAGCATTGTGAGTGAATGTTCATACAGTTTGTATCTGATGAGTTCACCCATGTCTGCTTCTTTTTTATCTTCTGTGTGAGATACCCTTGAGTAGAATGGCTTTGACTGTCCGCCTCTTGTATCAACAAGAACTCTTCTACCATTTACGATTTTCTGCCCATATTTGTGTGATCCCAAAGACCTTGACTTTACAGCCATCATTTTTCTTATCTCATGCCCAGATTTGCTAAGTGCTTGAAGCCCAAGCCCCTCACTAATGGCAAATAACTTTCTTAAGTAAGGCGAGATATTGTCTTTGATTTCATACTGCTGCATTAATCGCTACTCTTCTTCTACTTTTTTAACAGACTTCTTCTCTATGACTACAGCTCCAGCACCAGATAGAATGTACTGATTTGCACGCTTATCGTCCATCTCAACTACAGTTCCGGCCTTTTTGTGTACCAGCTCGCCATCCTCACGAAAAGATCTATCAATCAATAATTTAATCTTTTTCAAACTATGCTCCTATGCATGTTTCTTCTGTGAAAGTAAACACAATATGTCCGTTATATTCAGTGTAATTTGATACATGATAAAGAGGATCAAGGTATGTGTCTATTCCCTCAATATCAAGCGATGTTGCAAAATGTCCTTGTATTGCATCGCTTATGTGACCACTGATAATCTCAACTTCATCGATACCAGACAATGTGATCACATCATCAACTTTTGCAAATCCGTTCTTGAACTCATCCTTATGAACAATCTTCACATGGATTACCATTCCAAAACTAACATCTCCATCTGTCTCAGTTGTGTTCTTCTCTGGATCAATGATCACAATAGGCACATCGGCATATTCATTTTCACTGAAATAATCAACATCAAGATTTAGGCCTCTTGCATAAGTAAGTGATTTACCATATGTAAGAGTAATGAAGTCATTTAATGGCGCATACGCTTTACATGCAGCGATAATGCCTAATGAGATCTCTTTACTAGTCATGTGATATTCTCCTATTCTCTCTAGCCTCATGCGACAATGTTGTCACTTGATAAAGCTCACCATTGGTAAGCCAGCTATCTACAATTAGCTCTTCACCTTGATAGATGATGTAGTCTCTATTTTTGACTGGCTTCTCAGCCAAAAGAATATTGCTGAATACTGTCTCATCAACTCTGCGTTTCTTCTGATCACCACGAATAGATACTACTTCAACAAAAGCTCTGACATTCTCTTGAACGCCAGTCTTTGCGTGAACATATACAATCGCCTCACTACTACCTAATCGCTCACTGTTTACATGAGCTTTTTGAGTTTTTTGTAGTAAAGCGTGTACGCCCATTACTTAGCCTTTTCTGCGTATCCGCCATCGATGAGGCGCTTTGCTTCTTTAGGCTCAACTTCAACTGTCTCATTTGGCAATTTTCCAGCGTATCTCACTTTGAGTTTTACTGAAACCTTAGTGCCTTTACTTGCTTTTGCAGCTTCCTCAGCAGCTTTCTTTTCTGCTTCTTCTTTAGCTTTGGCTTCCGCCTCAGCAGCAGCTTTCGCATCTTCTTCCGCTTTAAGCTGTGCAGCAGCTTCTTGAGCAGCTTTTTCTTCTGCCTCTTTTGCAGCCTGTGCCTCAGTAGCAGCTTTTTCTTCTGCAGCTTTAGCTTCCAGTGCCGCTTTCTCTTCTGCGGACACTGTGTTTTCTTTTGGTGTAGTTGTCTTACCCATCACTTACCCCTTACGCTTCTACTTTTTGCGTAAAGTAAGCTTCACCATTTTTCAATGTTGGAAGCGGAGCAGTTCTGTACACAAGATTGTGCTGTGGAGGGTTAGAAGTGATGATCTCTTCTACATCGTACTCTGCAGCAATTCTTCTTACACCACCAGCTTCTGCAACCGGAATACCACCATAGTTCATCTCACCGATTGGTGATGCATAACAAACATATCCGTCTGGCATAAATGGAGTGTATGATCCAGAAACAAGTTTCTTCTCATTTTCAACATATACATCAAGGATCATTCCTTTGTACATAACCTTACCAGCTCTAAAGAATTTTGCACCAGCTGCTACATTCTCATTGATCTCATAGTTTCTCTTCTTACCAGCAGAAGTGTTATCTACAGTGAGTACCTGAGCGTTTCCATAGAAGTTTGAATAAGTATTGTCATTCATAACAACTGCAGTAGGCTTGATTTTCATTGCATCATATGCACGCTTCATGTCATCAAGTGGCGTTGCGCTTGCGTTACTCCAGTATAGGTTAGTTGTACCATCGAATACCTCAGTGTTAGCAGCTGGAACATTGAACACGATGTCCTCTACACCATCTTTACCTTGATAACCACCAGCGATTTTGTGAGTAGTCAATACCTCATAAATAAGCGCTTTCTTACCAACAAGTGATCTTAGTCTAAGCTTTCCAACACCAGTAAGTGCAGATTGCATAGTTGCATCGATCTCACCATCTCCGTACTCATTTTGTCCGAACATTTCAGCATCAGCATCGATAGTCTCTTTAGAGATAGACTCATTGAAGGAGCAACAACTACTCTGTCTTTCCCATCTTTAGATACAACATTTGCAGTGTTTCTGAATGAGTTGTATGCTGGGCTTTCTGCCTCTACTGTTGCTACATCGTACTCGATAAGCTCTTTTGTTTGAAGTCTCATTGTCGGGAACAATAAGTTTTCAACGCCAAGATCAGCCTCAACGATAACACCTACTGCTTTTACGAACTCTTTTTTATCATTAATGATTGCCATATTCTTACTCCTCTACCAAGATTTGTGTTTCTGAGATAAATTTATCTCTAAAGTTTGCGATTGCTCCAGCTCCATATGTAAGCTCAGACTCAAGAACTGATCCCTCATACACATATGTAATATCTTTTGCTGCTGCAGATGCATCAACTGTTTCAAGTGCTACTGTAAATGGAGTGTCTGTTGTTGCAGTTAATGCTACAAGCCCAGTAGTTCCTCTCTTAAGTACCTCACCTCTAACTACACTTTGACCAGACTCAAGTTGAAGATCTCTTCTTGTAATCAGTTTTTGAGTTGCAGTTACCAAATTGTCAGCTGTAAATACAGTTTTAGTTAATTGCGCCATGATTATTTCACCATTCCTTTATGTTTTTGTGCAAAAGCCATAAGCCCAGACTCTTTCCCAACTTCACCATCAGCGTGAGAAATTGATCCATCTGATGCATTTGCTTCGATTGCGATTTTAGATGCCTCAGCATCATCCTCTGCCTTAACCATTGCGATGATCACATCAGCCTTAGTCACATTGCTTGCTACCGCCTCAGAAACTCTTGCCTCTACACGATCAAAAATTGCTTTTTGTGCAGCCTCAGTAGCTTCTTTTGCAGCTTCTTCTTTAGCAGCTACAAGTGCAGTAGCATGTGCTTCATTTAGCTGTGCAATTTCGCCATCTTTTGCAGCAAGCTCTTCTTTAGCAGTTTCTAATGCTGTCTGAGCTTCTGCTGCTCTGCCTTTTTCGCTGTTATATGCAGCGTTTAGCGCTTTGAAATTGTCCTCATTGAAAGGTAACTCCATGCTCTCTCCTTTATCAAAATTTTTGCTGTTGTCGCTTGCTGCAGTCGGATGTGCTTCCACCGAACAGTTATCATTGCACTTGGCCATGAAACTGTCTAATTGCTCTGCTGTGATCTTCTCTGAGTTCATCGCTTCCATAGACTTCTTGAAATTAACCAATGCAACTTCTTTTTGCTGCTCAAAGTTCTTCTCATGATTAGTCTCAATCAGCATGTCAGCAAAGCCTTTTTCAACGATCTCTTCCCCAAACAAATAAGTGTCGTTATCCATCATTGTTTTGATTTCATCTTCACTCATTCCAGTCTTTTTCACATAGAGACTTGCAAGCATTTTTGACATTCTCTTTTGCTTCTCACCTTGCTCAAACATTGCATTGTGATCACCATATGCCATGCCTTGAACATTGTGGATCATGAAGATCGAGTTGTCATACGCATGAACTTCATCACATGCAAGTGCAATTTGAGTCATCATAGATGCCGCATAATGTATTTTTGCTACAGTTTTTCCCTTGTTGTAAGCCCTGATAGTATTTAGGATCGCAACGCCCTCAGTGACATATCCGCCACCACTGTTTAAATCAAAATAGATGTCACCGGATGCTGCAGCCATAAGCTCTTTTACTTCTGCAGCTGTAATATCTATCCCTACAACTCCCTCAAGATAAATGTTTGTCATTTTTCTTCCTCCGGTTTATTATTGTCTGTGCTTGGCTCAGATGATTGAACTTGGCTAGGATATGGAAGTCCGGCAGCCTTGTATCTTTCTTGCCTAATCTTTTCAACTTCAATATCAAGATCGATCTGCTTAGTCATCTCAGTAACATAATCAAGCCCTTTTTCGCCAAACACTCTTGCATGAGTTGTTGTATTGGCCTCAAGCTCAGTCTTGACCGCATTTGCAGCCTTAACTTCATCAATAACACGCTTAGATTGTCTAAGAACATCCCATGAGTGATAAAGATCTCTATTCTTGAAGTATTTTGATGTAGAAAGTGGTATCCATCCGGTTTGAACACCGATGGCAAATAGCCTCTCTAGGTACTCATCGATGATTGACTCTTGGAGTCTGTCAAACTCAATTTTGTAATACTCTTCATCGAAAGAGATCGCTGCTTTTATCGATGAGTAATTTCCTTGTGCAATATCCTTGTAGATAGATACAACACTTCCACCTACTGCACTAGAAGCTTTCTTTTGAGCCTGTTGATTGATAGTCTCATAAACACTATCAGTTTTGCTCTCAACTTGGTGAATTTTGTCCTCTTGAGGAATTGGAGTTGCGCCTGTAGCAGATACACCTCTTTTTGAAAGTCTCTCAAGTAGATCTTTCGCCTCAGCTATCTTCTCTGCCGGAGTAATACCAGATTGATTAAATTCATCATTTAATGCCTGTAGGATAGTTCCATAAAGCTCTGTACTCCAATAGACTCCGGCCTTTGCTCTCTCAAGCGCTGCCTTTACCTCTGCATCTGCATATTGAAGAACGCTGTCAAGCGTAGGCAAGATAGTTACAAGCCTACTTACTGCAGTGTATTGAGATAAATTCATCCATGTTGTCATGTGATAAGTCATGTTTTTCATGCTGAAAGGCTTTGAAATTCTCTTATCTGGATCAACGAATAGGTAGATGTGCGTTATGCGGCCATATTTGTCTTTCTGTAAGCCATTCTTTAGGTATTGGCCTTTGCTTTTTGAAGTGTCGATCATATCAACGCTTACAAGCTCAAGTCTATATGGAATATCCCATGAATTACTGTAGTGATGCCTTACAATTACACCGCCATTTAAGTGCTGAAAGTTTACGATCTGTCTAAGTGCTTCATTTCTATGAAATCTTCCAGAAATTTCAAAGTTTTTCTTTTTGCCATGAGATTTAAGAAGTGCCTCAAAACCATCATTCATCTTCTTGTCTGCAAGTCTTGACTGAATATTGATACCGCTACCCACAACTCCGGATACTACAGCATGAAGTATGGATGGAATATCAGTTCCATTTACGCCATGATAGTTAAGTTGTTTTCTGGATTGAGATGCGAGATGAGAGTAATTTTCTACTGCCCCATCAAACATAGGTTTCCCATATGTACTTTCTGGAGCGCCAGAAATTATAGATGATCCGTAAAGTGCTTGCAGTAAGAAGCTATCCACTAAAGGCCTTTGTGTCTATAAAGTGTTTCGAGTTCTTTTTTGACTTTATCTCTCTCAGAATAAAGCACCTTAATATCGGTAAAGTGTGTCTCAGCCCCATGATTTCCTTGAGCAATGAGTGCTTTATAACTCTCATGCTCAGAGATCTTTGACTCAAGATCATCTCTTCTGGCTTCAAGGGCTGCAATTTCTTGATCGATTGTCCGTCTAGCCAAGATGCGCCCCTTTGAAGTTAAAATTTTTCACAATTCTGTCAGTTTTTATTTTTTTAAACCAATCCGTACAAAAAAGAACAAATTAATACAAAAGTACACAAAATGTAAATTACTATTAAGATTTTATAAATATAATGTGTATATTAAACACAAAAAGGGGCTGTATGGCTATTACAGACACAGAAAAGAATGATGATGTTAGGTTTATTTTTGGTGAGCTATTCAAGGAATATGGATGGTCGCTATCAAAGCTTCAACTTTGCAGTGTAATAGGATGCGGAACTACTCAGATCAATAGCATGATAAAGCAAAAGTCATGCCCAAGATACATAAAAAGTGGTGACTCAAAGAGTAGTGCGATAATGTTTCCTACATACTTTGTAGCTAAGTATTTATGCGAAAATAGAACTATGAATGATTATATGGATCAAAATGCATCAAAGATGATCGTTCAATGAGTTTAAATTGAATTGAAAGATGATTATTGTGTGGGGCTTTGATGCTTAATATGCCAAAGCAAGCCCTACAAGTGATATTTTACATAAGACTTCTTGATACACTAAACCTCTTCTCTGGAGACTCATCTACTGGCTTTTTCAGAGATGCAATATTGTCTAATTGAGCAAGTGCCTCGCAAATCGCTCCACAGTCAAGTAAGTGGTTATCTTTCTTAACTTGAACAAAACTCTTTCTGTCTTTTTTGTTCCCTCTTGCATCCAAAGGGTATGTATATACTTCCGATGTCATTTGGTTAATGTACGCCTCAGATGTTAAAGTATCTGCGTTTGATAACCTATCTACAATATCTTGGTTTATGTACATAAGCCTAACATCATAATCATATGCAGTATCAGTTTCGCTTGCATTGATCTTCTCAATAGTCCGGTACAATGCTTGCATTAGTGTGAGCTTCAACGATACAGTTCCAAGCTTCATAACTTTCACTTTTCTTGTATCTTTGTAGTTATTTGCTGTAAGGTTTGTAGATGTAAAAGCGAATGGCTCATCGTTTGGTAAGAACTCATGACCTCTTGTAGCATAAATCCTCTCATGCTCACCATCCCTACCCCAATACTCAGAAAACTCAAACACGAAATCTTTTACTTCTTGAGGCCTGTTCACGATCTCTATAGCCTCTTCTTTGTTTGTCTCATCGTTAAATACAGTCTCTTTTTTGACATATCCCTGATAGTCGATACCCATACGCCTGATACCCTGTCTGTACACGCTTCCATTTTCTCTATACCAAGTGCGCTCCATAAGATCTACAATCGATTTGAAGTCCTCTAATCTTCCAGCCCATATAGTATGCCGCTTCATTCCATATTCAAAAGCAACTATCTTTGCCCAGAAGTGATCCTTTTGGGTATCCACTCCCATATACATCGCCACAGTATCATTTGGAACTACAAACTCTTTTAATCCATTTCCAAGCTGCAGTAGATCACTTGGAGTAGTTTTGTTCTCTTGCTTCTCTTCATAAAACTCATTAAACCATCCACGATAGATCTTGTCAAGCTTAATCTCATCACCATCTGCCTTAATGATCGCATCGATGATCTGGCCATATGTAACAAAGTAGCTTCCAAGTGAGTTCATACTAAATCCATATGAAGTCGATGGCTCTTCGCCCTCAACCACTACCCATTCCATGCCGCCATTGATCACCATATCATCTTTTTCATGCGTATCGATCTTGTATGCACAATGCGGACACTCGACATGACCAGACTCCATTGCTCTCTCAATATACTTGTGTCTCGGTATGCTTTCCTCTTTTACACCAAGCTCTGCAGCATAATCCTTGAGGCTAATCCACTTAAGATGCTTTGATCCGGCCAAAAATGTATCACTACAGCTTGGGCATCGATACTGCCATTCCATCAAACAGTTACAGCTATCATGATTTGTACATATCTCATCTTCCGGATGCACGATAGTTGATACACCTATTGCTTTTGGGAAGAACTTTGAGAATGACTTTAAACGCTCTTCTGCCTCCATGAAAGCACCTTTGTCAAACTCTGCAATCTCATCACCTACAAGCATTGGTACAGTAAGTGATTTTCTATCCTTGACTCCAGCACCGGATACAATAAGACTTCCTCCGGCAATCTGCTTGATTGTATCTTTCATCCTGATGCCCTCATCAGTTTTGAAGTCCTCAAACTTTTGCCATAGCTTAGGAATACACTTTAAGACCGGATTGATCTTAATTCTTAGGTACTTAGGCAAGTCATCTTTGATCGGGAACATCATCAAAACATTTGTTGGATCAGTATCGAGTCTTTTTGCTGCTACGATCATCTCAAACAATGATTTACCACTCTGGGATGCCCACTTTCCAAACATCCTTGCAACACTTGGAACATCAGACAAGTCAAGCAGCTTTCTAAGGTGAGGCGAATACTTCAAGTTGAACTGGCCTGTTATTGGGGATATGTCAGTACCCTTAAAAACGATATTCTTCTCTGCCCATTCTTGAGATGATATTCTTGGCTCACGATGGTAAGCCTTTATTGTTCTGTATCCTACCTTACGAAAGACCACGAATTGCCTCCACGATCTTATCTGGGTTTACATCCTCTTCCAGTTTCAGCAAGATCTCAAATATGATGTCATAGAGAGTATTGTCGCACACAAACTCTTTCTGAACTATCCTCTTGAGCATGTTCACTTTTTCCTGATTATGCTCATATAGAAGTTCACTGATCTCTTCTGCTGATTTGTTCTCAAGTAGTGTTGGAAGAGTTTTCTCATCGTTCATTTTGTCTGATATGTGCATAGCTGCTTGTTCTGCCATTGCTCTATCCAGATCGTCTGCCGGAACTAATCTACCCTCAAGTTCATCATTCTGCAGTAGTAGCTTTTTAAGTGCAGCAATTTCCTTTCTTCGCATTGCTTCAACTTGAGGAACTTCATCGATAGGCAAGTGCGCATACTTGTTATGCTCATCTTTCTCTTCTGTGCCATCGATTATGTCACTGTTTCTTCTCTTGGATTGTTTCTGATCAACATTATCTTTATGCCACTTCCTGAGATCTTTTATGTTGTATAGCTTTAGTCTCGGCAATGATAGTGGTGATGCCTTAAAGCCTTTCTTTTCCCACTCAGTAATATGCCTCTCTGATACGCTCATATCACTTGAGACAAACTTCTTTCCGCCTAAAATCTCACCATCGATCTCATAAAGTTCATGAGCCACGATCTTTTTGTCCGGATGTGCGCTTTCCAGTTGGTGTATCTTACTTGCCATATATCTCCCTCATCTTGAGTATAAAATCTACTGCCGCCTCGATCTCTTCATTTGTGACATTATGTTCCATCATGTAAGATCCCACTTCCAGAACACGAAATGAGTTTGGCTTTTTTGCCTTGTATGTCTTATGAATGTTTCTGGGTGTACTACCAAAGCTTTTTGCAATAATCTTTGTAGTTGTAAGACTTTTTGTGGATTTCATGCGGTGATTATAGCATATTTTATGAAAAAGTGAACTATAGTTCCTTATTTTTTGTATTTTACAACTAGTTATAACATGGTGTACTAAAGTTCATGATAAATATGCCAAATATCAAGATAATTATGGATCGCATATATAGTATATATATGGGCGAATTTCTATATCGGTGTGGATAACCGCAAAAAAACATGAACGAGACAAAGAAATCGGGGCTACGCTGATCCCTGTGGCCTTGAAAAACGCTGGACAGTACCTTTTTAATCCAGTGGGCTGCATATGCTTGGATGCTGCAGCGGCTTGGATGGGCTGGGCGTGATCCTCTCAGATGCTGGGATGATGCTGCAGCGGCTGGGATGGGATGGGATGGGATCAGATGATCATGAGATATTTTTTATACTTGCATATTGTAAAAAAAAGATCATATTTTATACACAAATTGTATATAAACTATTGACTTTATACACAAATTGTACTATAATATATATAGATTAAGAGATGATGATCACTTGATCAAATTAAACATTTAAAGGGTAACAAATGATAAATACAGTTAATGAGTATGACTTTATACAGGCATTTAATAATATGGGGCGTGGGGATCAATTTTCTTATGAGGGATTAAAGGCTTTATTTGCTTGGATCGAAGAGTATGAAGAGGGATCAGATACACAAATGGAGTTAGATGTTATAGCGCTATGTTGTGACTTTACTGAGTATGATAATTTAGAGGCGTTTCAGTCTGAGTATGGTGAAGAGTATGAGACTTTAGAGGATATAGAAAATAATACGATCTTAATACCAGTAAATAAAGAGGCCTTTATTATACAGGCATTTTAAGCATTTATAGAGGGCTATATTGTAGCCCTTTATTAAGCGCTTATTTACAGTGACTTAAATTTAAAATTAAAGGGGATCAAATGATCACTTATTCTAATCTATCTAAAGAAAATAAAGCGCCTCTTAATATGGGGCTTATTATCTCTATAGCTGCAGCGGCTGCATTTATAATTACTCTTATTAATACAGGGGCTTAAGTATGGATGCAATAAAAGATCAGATCAAAAAAGATGCTGCAGCGTATGGGATCGTTTATGCAGTGACTAAACATGATTATGCAATATCTCCAGATGGTGAAAAATTATATAGCATTACTGGAAATGTATATTCTATAGGCTGGGATTATTATGATGAAGAGGGGATCACTGATCTTAATTTGATTAGTGAATATTAATATTTATATGGGGCTGGGCTGCAGCCTCTTATTAAGTATTAAATAAATACTTAAATTAAAAATTTAAAGGGATCAAAATGACTTTAATACAATTAAATTACTACATAAAAAAGGGCTGCATTACTTGCAAGGATATAAACGATCTTAAAAGGGGATCAAAATGACTTTATTAAGTATTAAAGGCCTTAAAAATAAGGTTATATTAGATCATGTAAAGGCGGCCTTATTAAATGACTATTTAAAAAAGGGCTATATAAAAATGATTAATAAAGATAGAAACGATCTTAAAATAGAGATTATTAATAATAATCATATTGTAAAGCATAGCATATTAAATTAATTATTTATAGAGTGATCGATCAGGATCACTTTATTAAGTAATTTTAGTTACTTAAATTTAAAAATAAAGGCTGCATAATGAGTGATCAGACTATATATAAAGGCTTAAAAATTAAAGATAATAAGCTTATGTTTAAAGATGTAATTATCTATGAATTTTTAAATAATAATATCTCAGATGAATATAAGATAAAAAAGTCAATTTATGATCTTAAAAAATATTTATCTAATCATCTAAAAAATTATATTACAGGGGCTTATGCTTGGCAAGTATATAAAAATAATGCATTAATTACACTTGATCTTTATTGCAATATGGATGGATCAGATCGTAAAGAAAAAATAGAATTTATCTCTTTTTTTCAAAATGAGATTATTTATCTATAAATATTTATAGTGGGCTTTATTAAGCCCATTATTAAGTATTTATTAAATGCTTAAATTTAAACATAAAGGTATTAAAAATGATAGATTATAGCTTATTAGTGGATCGTAAAAAAAGGGCTTATAAGATCATAGAGGATGGTTATTATATAGAGACTCATTTGTTTAAAAATGAGATTAATTATATTGATTATATAGAGGGGCTTTATAGTCAATATAAAGATAATAAAGAGGCCTTTAATAGTGACTATGAGATAGATAAAGATGATAATGTTTTTTATAGCTTTATTGTAGTTTTAAAAGATATTGTAGCTACTGAAAAAATTAAAAACATGAGTAAAAAAGAGATGATCAAATGTGATCTTAATTTTAATGGTAACGATCTATCTATAGAGGCCTTAAAATATAGAGGCAATATTTATCTAATAATAGACAAAATGATCCCAGCGGCTATAAATAAAGAGGATGTTATCTGTAGTGTATCGATAGTAGAAAATAAATTTTGGTATAGCTTTATAGATAGTGTTAGTGAAAATTATATAGGAGTAAATGCATTTAAAGATAGTAGGTTATTTGTGGATCAAATAAGGGGCTTATTATGAAAATGCAAGTGTTTATAAATGGGGCTTGGCAATATGTTTTTTGCAGTAATGCATCTTTACATGATCCAGTGGTTACAAATGATAAAAATAAGGCTATAGCTTGGCATAGTCACTCTATAGCATACTTTACAAATAAATATGCAAATTTGCAGTTTAGGGGCTTATGATGGATAAATTATCATTAGTAGGATCATATTGTTATTTAGTGGATGAAGAGATGCATAAAAGAAAAATTATTAATGCAGCTATAGAGAGTGAAAAAAAAGATCATGAAAAAAGTCATAGTGGGATTAGATATATCGTTTCTAAAGATATAAATAATATGTATAAGTTACTGGATCAAATAAGGGATCAAATAGAGAGTATTAAAGGGATCATAAATAAGAGTATGACTGGGGATGAGTATAGAAAAATTATCGTAAAAATGATCTAAAAATATTCATAGTGGGATTTTATGATCCCATTTTTGAGTATTTTTCAAATATTCAAATTTAAAAATTAAAGGGGCTTAAATGCTGCAATATATAACAAAAAAATATAGTGGGATAGAATATAGCTACACTGGGGATCATGTATCATTTGATGATCAATATCTGATCAGTAGCTTATCTTATGTGCTTGAGTATAACAAAAAATATTCGATAGTAGAGGCCATAGAGACTATACTGGATCATTTTGATGATATAAAGGTATTAAGCGTACTAAATAACATAATAGCCTGTAATACTGAGGATTATTATCTGGATTATTTTAATAATTTTCTTACTGTAGAAAAATTTTCTGATCATTATGGGATCAATACAGATTATGCAGCGGATATTATTCATATAGGGCGCTTGATTAATCATAAGCGTAATGGGCGTACTTTACCAGAAAATAAGATCATAGAGGCGGTATAAGATGTATTTTGATAGATGGGATATTGTAGAGGCATATTATCTTTATTTTAGAGATTATCATAGTGGCCAAAGTAGTATAGAATATATGAGATTATCTGGGATATTAAAATATTTTAAGCCCAGCCCTTTTTTAGATGTAGATACGCTTAGTGAAAATGGATTAGAGATATATAACAATTTAGTGAATAAAGGAAATTAAGATGGATTATACAAATGAGATTAAAGAGGATTATAAGACTGATCTTAAGTGGTGCTTTAATGAGGATGTATCTGATTTTATTAGTAAAAATAGAGGTGATCTTACTAAAGAGGATATATTAGATTTTGTTAATAGCTGGGAGTTTAGAGATATAGATGAGTGGTATGAGGATTATAAGGAAAATTATGAGGATGAGGATGGATCAATTATCTCAAAGAGATGTTTTAGCTGCTGGGATAATCAGGATTAAAAATATTCATAGTGGCCTTTAGTGAGGCCATTATTGAGTATTTATCAAATACTTAAAATTAAAAATTAAAGGATCAAAGATGATTAATTATGAAAAATTAAAAGAAAATGTAGAGGCTGGGATCATTAGTTATGATAATTTTGTAAAGATCGTAAATAATGATAGTGAGATGGATATAGAGACTTTTTATAATCTCATGATTGATGAGATAGCTGAAAAATTATATTTAGATGATTTTAAAGTATTAGAGGATTATGTAAATAACATAAAAGAGAGTATAGAGAGTGAATTAAAATGTGATCTCAGTACAGATTATATTTATAATCCACATGAGGATGGCGGCATATATACTGGATCATTTATCTGTAATGGGGCTGATATGGGCTTAATAGGTGATCTCTTAAATATCACTGTAGTAGCTGAGATAAGGATCGATTTTAGGCCATCATGCTATGCATATGTAGGCGTGCATGTAATCAAAGATGATGACAAAAAAAGCTTACTGGGAGACTATAACTATATTCACTATGAAATAGGTACAGATGGCCAGCTGGGAGATTATTCACTGGAGAGCATGTAATCATTTATAAAGCCTATTTTTACATAGTGGGCTTTATTAAGTGATTTTTCACTTAAATTTACAATAAAGGATAAATGATGGATACAGTATATAGGGATGATGTATATCTAAAATTCAATAACGATACAGATAAGTGGGAATTGAGATTAGTTAATACAGATAAGATCATAGGCGCTGCTAGGAGCATAGTGCAGCTAGTAAATGAGCATAATTGCTTAAGATAAAAAGGATAAGTGATGAGCAAAATTATAATAGTTATAGATGGCGGATTAGTACAGGCGGTATATAGTAACGATGAAAATGTATCCGTTGATGTACTAGATAAGGATAATTGGCGTGATGATTTTTGCAGTGATGATGAGAGTAAAATGTATGAAAAAATGGATCATGAGACTGAGGATATGGAGCAAATTTATTAAAAAGATCACAAATTGCATAAAAGGTATTGACATTTAATTCACATTTTGTGTACAATGTGCATACATGAGCAATTATAGGAGACTTTATGGAGTCTCTTATTAAGTGCTTATCACACTTAAAAATAAAATTTAAAGGATAAAAAATGATACTAGGTACAATGGAATTAAAAAAGGCGTTAAAAGAATTAGCTGCAAGTGTTGAAAAAAAGGATCAAAGCCAGATGGCAGCATACCTATTTTTTGAAAAAACTGATAGTGGCGTTAAGCTTATCACATGCAATGGAGAGACTTATACTGAGGTTGAATTTGATGCTACTGCATCGATCTCTTTTGATGTAAACTTTAAAGAGTTTAAAAAATTCATAGATGCGGCCAAAGGTGATCATGTTGAATTTATACTAAATATCGATGTTGCTGGAAAGGTAAAGATAGTTTCTGAAAATGGTAGTATCGTTATGGATTACTATATAGCCAAAGATAGCGATATAGAGCGTGTAAACTTGGATTTTGATAGTGATGATATTGTTAGCTATGATGGTGAGATATTAGTGGATACTGCTATATATGATACTATAGATAAGAATAATCCTAAATTTGAATTAAATGGGCTTTATGTTAGCTTTAAAGATGGCCAGATCGCATCTACAGATACGAGACGATTAGCAATAAGCAAGATCGATGCTGCTGATATTGGAGATATTATTATTCCAAAGGATGCATTGAAAAAAGGTAGCGTACTTACTGATCTTAAAATATCTGATAAGGATCATATAGCTCATTTTAAATTAGATGGAATACAGAAGAGATCGAGGCTTATTTATGGTAGATACCCAGATGTAAACAGGATCGTTCCTTTAGGCAATAAATTTACAGTTATGGCAAATGGGCTTAAGCTGCAAGATACGCTAAAGGGATATGAAGAGATCGAGATCACTATGCATGATGGGCTTATGGAGATAAAGTCGCTTGAAAATGGAGCTAAAACATCGATTGAGTGTAGCTATAGCGCAAAAGTTCCTTTCAAATTCGCTATTAATGCAAAATATATCTCAGATGCGATCATTGAAAATAAGATTGAGATGCATTTTAATGGAAATAATGTACCTATAATGCTTATCAATAAATCAAATGGAGCTAAGACGATTATTATGCCTATAATTCTTAACCATAGTGGTGATGATCATCATAGATACGATGAGATCAGTTTCAGTATGAATGAAAATAGATCATCGTTTGAATATAGTGAGGCAAAGCCAAAGGCAAAAAGAGTAAATAAGGATGCTATTATTAAATCAAAAGATGCAGAGATAGCAGAGTTGAAAGCAGAGATCGATGCGCTTAAGGCTGAACTTGAAAAATTCCATATTGCAAATGCTGCAGTGAAAAAAGATACACTTAGCAAGATGATCAGTAAATCAAAGAAAATTGCATAAAGGATACAGGATGTCATATATAGATTTAGATTACAGAACTGTAGAAAAAATGGAGCAGCTAAGAGACTTACTTGGAGCTGCTTGGAGTGATAATATTGCCAGAGATGATGAAAAAAGTATGCTGAGACTGCTTGAGAATATACTTGATAATGATACAGATGAGTTACAGGAAAAAATAGATTATCTTAAAGAAAGGCTTGGTGAGTAGCATGTTGAAATACCTATATGTAATACCAGCGCTGCTGCTGGCATTTAAGCCAGCGCTTGCAGTGATAATTTTTGTAGTAATGTTTGGAATAGGATTGTAAGATGGAAAATGTAGAAATTGACTTATTTGAGGATTATGAAAATATCCCAGATGATCTCATGGCTGCACTTGAGAAGTATGATACATGCGATAGTTTAAGCTATGATCAATGCGCTGCAATGCTTATTGATGTTGAAGCGCTTGGATATACTTTTGAGTATGGATTAGATGGCATCCCATATGATCTTAGAAAAAAGCTTTATGTAGCATAGGTGACGGAATGGATTTTGAAAAATTGCTTGGATCATCTGTAGAAGTTTCTGCAGTGATCGAGAATATAACACTAAATAAAAATACAAATAATGAGATGATCGTACTTGCAAATGTTCATGTGAATGGAGAGTATTTTAGAGATCACTCATGGATTAAGATGACAAAGAGATTGTCAAAAGTGAGCATAGGCGACAAAATAAGCGCTACAGCAACACTGATCAACTATATTGATAGCAGTAGCATTAAAAACAGCAAATATGGCCTAAAGAGTTTTAGGAATGTACAAATAACAAAGGATTGATTATGAAAAAAAGAAGAGATGTAGGTGAAATTGTATTTTTCATTGATAGCGGATGTGAAACTCCAATAATGAGTGGGATCATAGAGAGTATAACGATTAGTATAAATAGCATATCATATAAGGTAAGGTACTTTGGAGATGATGGTGAAATTTCAAGAAAAAATATAACAGATACTTTTGACACTTTGGATGCTGCAATAGATCAGTTTTCAAGCAATATGAGATCAGATGTATTTGACTTAAATACCATTGAGGATAAATCAAATCAACACATATTTTCTGGGCTTAGGTAGCATTATGAAAAAAATACATATAGATGACGGAAACGGAAATGCGCTATGTGGACTTAGGGTAAGGGCTGGAGAAGAGAGAGGATATTGTGGTAATAATCCAGATCATCCAGATACTGTTTTGGAGGGTGCAGTGTATGAAGTTATAGTGCAAAAAGCACATGGACTAAGTGACTGTGGAAGCAGTAAGAGATGTTTGAATTGCTGCAGAAAATTCAAAAAAATAAATGGCTTTGACTAGGAGTATCTATGTTTAATGGAATGAGTGACTTTATAGAAAAAAGAGGTGATACTTTTGATAAGCATGTAGTATCAAAAGTTGATCTTGATACTGGAGAGAATGACTGCATAGTTACATTTAGGAGGCCAGATACAAGAAATGGATATATGATATTCACATATGTGTCTGGATACTTGCATATAAATGGAGACTATGGAAATGCATCATTTACTTGGCATAATAGCAGCAACACTTTCTTTGATATGGCCAGATTTTCAAATAGCTTAGGATACTTCCTTGAGAAGTGTATTAGCTATGAGAGTGAAAGCCTAAAAGAGTTTGACCAAGATGCATGTATTGCAAGCGTTATTGAATATTTTGAGGATCATGAAAAAATAATAGATGATGAAGAGTTTGATGACTGGAGAGATAGAACTTACGATCATCATGACTGGATTGAGTTTGTTAGAAATTATGGCTCAGAGTTCTTCCAAGATGCTGATTACTGGGAGTATGCTTTTGATTTTGGTATGAGCTTGAAGCTTAGGCCTTATCTTTGGGCATATGGATTAATTAAGGCTGCTGAGGCGCTTGAAATGGAGATAGCATGAAAGCAAGCAAGGCTATTGAGCTTATAGAGAATGGTGCTACTGTTCAAGATAATGAATACTTCCATTACTATACTAAGGCAAGTGAGGATGCAATAAAGCACTTCAATGATGATCGCATAATATTTAAAACAAGAAAATCAAGTGGTGAAGTTATTTCTTTTATGGATTTTCTAACAATGGATTGTGATTTTATTATAGTTAAAAAACCAAAATCTGATATTGGCATAGAAGTTTATAAGGCAATATTTATATCGACTATACTTATTGCTTGTGGTGACTTGGGAGTTGCTACATCTGAATATGAAGCATACATTGATAGCATTGGAACTGATCTTGATCTATCTGATCCAGAGAGTGATGCTAAAGAATGTATGAGTTACTGGAGTGAATAATAATGATGGATAGAGAAGAAGCAAAAGACTTTCTAATTGATGAGTATGGATTAGTAGGATGCGGTGATGGCGTTGATAAGATATTTGACGATCTTGAAAGTCGTACTTGTGAGAACTGCAAACATCTAAGGAATGGATATTGTGTTCCACATCAAAGAAAAATACACAGCATCCCAATTACAGCAAGTCAAAAAGTTTGGATTTCTCATATTGGATGCAATAATAAATTTGAAAGGATGTAAAATGCTAGATGGCTTTCATGGTGTAGTAAAGATAGAAACTGATTTATATGGAGATAAAGTTGATGATCCAGTATGGCATCTATCTGTAGATTTTGATGGATGCTCAAGGGCGCTATGTACTGGAGAAGTTTATGGAGAGGGTGAGAACAGTGTAACATATCATTTCAAGCAAGTAAAAAAGAATGGAGTGACATGCGATGCTTGCTTGCATATGATAAAGTATTTCAAAGATCTTAATATTAAAATTTAAAAGGGGAAAATATGAAAAAGTTGATAGTAGCTGCTGCAGTATTGTTTTTTACAGGATGTGTAAATAGTGATCCTACACTTGCAAATTATGTGTACAGAAAAGGAAGTGGAATATATGAGGCAATGGATATTAGCAATGCATCACAACAATGTAAGCTAGATGGAGACAAAAAGCTTCATATTATCACATCTACTCAAGAATATAGCTATGTAACAAAGAGATACCATCCGCTATACATATTTGAGTGTCTGTAAAAATTCAATAGTGGCCTCAAGATTGCCTTTTTTTAGGCATTTTGCTTGGAGGCCTAAACCTATTCTTGATCATGATGATCATTTGTCTCTGGCCATTCTCATACTCTGTTATGTGAGCATAAAGCCATCCACTTAATCCACTTGCATAATTCATATTCTTTGTAGTAACTCCAGTAGCCCAGACTCCATCAAATCCATTTATAATGTATGGTGAATGGCAATGGCCATGAGTAGTAGGAACTCCACTCTTCAAAAATGCATATGGCGATCCTTTTGCTCCATTTGCTCCCTTGTCTCCATGCTGGCTCAAGTCACAATATACTGGCCTGTACTCTTGGTTTCTACTAGGGAATATCAGTTTACTTTTGCAGTGCTTTTTGAGATACAAGTTTAGTATATTTGGGTACTCGCCATGTTCTGAGATGTGAGAAGTTGCCATCGATACAAGTTCTGCCATGATCGGCATATTCTTATGTGATACAGTGTTTGATATTCCATTCTTTAAGGCCTTGTTTACCCACTGAGTCAAATGATCATTATGGTTACTTGGAACTATAACTCCACCGCCTACATCATCTAGGAACTTAACAACTTCTTGCAGCTCAGTCTCGATGCACTCATCTCCGTTTATGGTTTTCATGTACTGCAGCAGTGGATCAGAATTATGATGGTGATTGTCTGCATAAAAATCTAGGATGTCATTAAATATTTGCTGCTTAGGTTTTAGTATGTTGTAAATTCCATTTTTGCCCCAGATGGCATCATACTCTTCTTTTGTGATCAGCTTATGATGCGTGTCTCCATATGATATATGTTCTGGCCTTGCAGACTCTACAGAGTTTCCAGTATATTTTGTAGTAAGATCGTAAAGTACGCCATTTTTAACCATTAGTTGTCTCATGAAAAAAAGATCTCCATATACTTCAACAACTACTGCTCCAAGTGTATGATTAAGTCTTGCATCATCTCCAAGATCACTGTCTGAATAGTTTGGTACAGATATGCTTCCTGTAGTATGGAGTATCTTTGGAATTTTATCTTTCACTGTAGCGATTACTTGCATGCACATATTGGCATGTGCGAAGATCCCACTGCTCTCTTTTGCTAGATTTTCTTTAGATGTCAAAGGCCTCTTTCTTGTTGCGTTGATCGATCTTTCTGCAAAGATAGTAAGATTTTTGTTTACCTTATAATTTTTACGCAAAAGATATGGCTCAAGTGCATCATCATATGTCAAAGGCTCATCATTCTGGATGTTTATATTGTCTCTATTTCTGTACTTTACTGGGATTACAAGTAGTTGCGCATCATTGTGGCTACAGTAATTAAGAATAACTCCAAGTGTTTCCTGATGCGTGTCTGTATTTGCCATTGCGCTAGTTACTACAAGTGTTTTGGATTGTATGTCTTTTATATTGAGGCCAGATTGATGAGATGGATGCTTAGTATGCGGATTTGTAGTTCTATGCTTGCAGTCTCTGCATCTCCATCGATACTTTCCACTTTGAGCAGTATCTTTTAGTTTTGTCATTGAAGTGCTGCTGCACTTAGGGCAATACTTGTCAGCCATCTATAACCTCTCTTAAATAATATATGAAATCATCCCATTCCAGAGTTAATGTGATCGATCTGGGTAAATCTTTGGATAGGAAATCAGAAGTTACCACTACTTTCCATTTTTGCCTGTCAAGCCTATATGCAAGCACTGGGAACTTATCATCTCCAGCCTGTTTTACAGTCTGAGTCCACCATTTACTCAATAGAAGAACTTTAGATCTTTTTACTTCTATTGCAACATTACTAATCCCAACTATGTCATGGCCGCCATCCCTTACCTGATCCAAGTTTCTTGCGGCATCAAACCCAGCATCCTTGAGCATATTTACAACTTCTCGCTCTCCAGTTTTCCCTTTTGTTCTACTGTTTACCATACTCTCTCCAATTCTCTTTGCCTATAGTCTTAAACACAAACTTCAATACGCTTGCCCTGTCCGTATCAGTTCCATGATGTATGCAATGATGGCAGTCTCTACAGATGGCAGTAATGTATCGATCATCTCTGCCTCCAGCCCCAAAGTATGCATGGTGAATATCTTGAGCATTATTGCTGCATTGACTATTCTGGCACTTGCCTTTTGCTCTCCAGTTCACAAAATCAACATACTCTATATACTCACCTTTCGGCATCTTTTTTGGATTTGACTTCTTCTTTCCAAGCTGCTTATCTTTTGGATACATCATGCAGCAGCCTTTGATACATTCCTTATGTGCCTAAGCCCACTCTTTTTCCCATTTGCATATTCTTGTATTCTTGCAGTAAAGGTGAAAACATCCCCACTGCAAATATCATTTAGCCTTTTTGCATCTTTTATCCAAACATGATCCCTAAATGGAACTCCATCTTTTAGAACATTCTCTATCATTACGCACTCATATTGCAAGGCTATTCCATCTTGCTTTTTCCAGATCTTTTTTCTTCTGGATGTCATGATCGCTTTATAGTATTCCATAGTGCTACCTAAGACTCATTCTTGAAAGTGCATTTTCTGCAGCAGCTTCACTGATGCATACTCTTAGTATCGTGTATCCATCCCTGTCATCTTCTATCACAAACCAAAGGCACTTGTTTTCACTTCTCTTAATTCTCTTATGGCTCATGATGCTTTCCTAGTAGTGTCATGATGGCCAGCAACTTCAATAGCAAGATTAATATAGTCTTTTCTGCCAAGCACTCTTCCAAGCTCTCTAATGCTATACAAAACCATTTTTTTCATGTCATACTCAACGCTTGTTCCGTCTTTCTGGCCAAGCCTGTAACATGCCTTGAAAATATCTTTGATATTCCCATTCATATTTCTATACTCAATAAGATCAAGAAGCTGCTTTGCATCTGGAGGAAGATCATAGTAGTTAGCGCCACCACCGCCATCACTTTTTGATGCGCATTTTGCCTCAATATCGGATGCATCGCAAACCTCAAAATCTTTCATTTTTTCTGGATCAATTTCATACATAGAGTATGCAAGTATGCTGCTGCCCATAAAGTATATTCTCTCAACTTCCATCTCTGAAAGATCACTTTCTGCTGCAGCTATTGCCTTGTCAAGATACACAATTCTTCCGTTTATGTATGATGTCTTTTCATAATCCTTGTTTTCTTGATCGCTATACCTATCCATGAGATCTTTCGTAAGCTCATTTTTCTTTCTGATTAGATGATCAAGCTTAATCCTTACCGCAAGCTCATACTCTATTCCCTTTAACTTTGTAGTGTCTAACCCACATAAATCTTTTGTTGATGGCCTCATCTATTTACTATCTCCATTATTTTGTTACAATATTCAATCTGTCTCTCTTTAGATAGAGTCTCAAGCATAATCCCTCTCTTGAGATCATTTACCACCTTTAATATCTCATTGCAGTCAGCCTCCATATCAACTACTGCATCCAAAGATTTTGAAAGCGGCCTTTTTACCGCCTCCAAGTTTGGAAGCTTTACATCGCATTTTTTGAACTCTATTGGCTTGCGTACATATTTTGGCTTCTTATTTTCGTCAAGCGATGATGGGAGTACACTCATTATGCAGCTACTCTTTCTATCTGAGATGGAAGTATTTTGCTGATTACTGTGTAGTAAGTTTTACCCTTATCTTCAAACTTTACAGAGTGAACTCCAGACACAATAACATGCGTTCCAGTGATACCTCTATTGTCAATTACTTGCTCTCCTACAGCGATCTCATTTCCATTTTTATCTATTAATTGTGTCATTTATTTTCCTTGTATTTTTATTAAAAAGCTCATCCCTGTTCCAAGTGAGCCAGCAACCAAAAAAGCTGCTACTGCAATCCAATTTCCCTCAAGCATTGCTTTTACTCCAATAGTTGTAGAAAGCAGCCAAAGAGACTGGATCACAAATGTGAAAACCATTGCCCTATATGCATGGCCTCCAGCTTCAACCCTTACGCCCAAAGCCCTAAAGAATTGAAACAATATTTGAGTGATCACTACTATGAATACCTCCATCGATTAGAAAGGTATCTCATCTTCGTTGATGTCAATTTCTGGAATATTGCTTGCTGGAGCAGAATACTGATCAGTTCCAGCCCCACCATTTACAGAACGACTAGGATTGTACTGGTCAGTTCCAGCCCCACCATATCCTCCACCATGAGATTGTGCAGCATTTCCGCTATTGCCATTTTCATTTGGGCTTCCAAGCATTTTAAGCTGCTCAACAACAACTTTATGTGCGCTTCTTTTGCTTCCATCTTGAGCAGTCCATTGATCAAGTTTCAATCTTCCCTCTACAAGTACCTTGCTGCCTTTTCGTAAGTATTGATTTGCAATCTCAGCTGTTCTACCTATAAGCTCTAAGTCTATAAATAGCACCTCTTCTTTTTGCTCACCTGTTGAAGATTTGAATTTTCTACTTGTTGCAATCGCTGTTTTTCCAAATGCTGTACCGCCTTGAGAAAAATTAATTTCAATGTCTCTCGTAAGGTTTCCAGCTAAAATAACTTTGTTGTACACTTATCTATTCCTTTGTTAAATTGTTTATTTACATTGTTCCTAATGGAGCTGTCAATTTTTACCTCTCATGCTTTCTCCATCAAGAATTACTCTTTTGATCTTGTTATCTCTTAGCCTGTCTGTAACTCTGTCTCCAACAAATGCTTTAAACTCATCAACTGTTCTATTGGTGATAAAAATTGTAGGAAGCATCTCATTGTATCTGTAGCTGATAAGCTCCTCAAGCTGTATCATTTGCCAATCTACAAGCTCCCTCTTTCCTACTTCATCTATGACTAAAACACTTACACCCTTGAAGCCATCAAACTTTGTGTACTCTTTTCTGAAATATGTATCAAGAAGTTCATACTCAGTTACATATCTGCAGTAGATCTCTTTTTCGATGAGTGAGTTCAATGCGCCTATGGCAATATGAGTCTTTCCAGTACCTACACCGCCCACAACAAGCATATCACTCACATCATCAATTCTTTTTCCAGAAAAGTTATCTCTTATTTCGTTTACAAGTCTTTCTTGGTCTTTTGTCTTTGGATCAAACTTTGCATCTTTGTATCTCTTAGGTATGTTTGAAAATTGCTTTATATGCTCAACATTACTTGTTAGAGATGTGACTACAACATCAGCAGCTTTTTTCTCTGTTCCGATTGGAACTACAATATCCATAGGAGTTTTAAAATCGTTCTTACTCATCTAAAAATCCTCTCTTTCATTGTAGTTTTTACCGCTAATGTCAAAAGTTCCTTTTTTGCTGTCATAGTTACCCTCAAGAACTTTTATGATATTCGAGTCATTGTCTATGATCCAGTCAAAAGTTATTTTCCATCCATTGCTATTTTTCCCCATAAGGAAGCTTGACTGCATGATCTTTTCGCATGCATCAATGAACTTAGTATCAAAGTCAGCAAAGTCTTTAAATCTAGTTTTTAATTTTGATTTTCTTGATTTTGTAAGTGATTGAATTTTGCTTAGTTCAGTATTAGAAGCAAGATTATTCCAAGCATTGAAAATGGCATCTTCTGCATCTTGTGTATGAACTGCGTTTGAATTGTGTATGAACTGTTCATTATTATGATCAGACATATTTTGACTTTCCGATGTGACATTTTGTGTCAGTTCGATGCCAACTTGTTTGTCAGTTCGATGATACCATTTTGTCTTATCCCATTTATTGTCGTTTATATCGTTTCTTGACTCGATATATCCGTCATCTTCAAGCTCTTTTATATGCTTTCTGATAGTCCTACTTTTCATGTATGGGAATAGTTCTTCAAAGGCATCATATGTGTTATATGTGTATGCTTTTCCGTCAAAAATATTCTTTCCGTTTACCTCATTCTTTCTGCACCAATATGAGATATACCCAAGAAGAATAGACTTCTCTATTCCTAGTTCTTGAGCCGCAATAATATTGAAGCTGTGTTCGCTATTCATATTCTTGCCGCCCTATAAAATTCTACTGCCTTATTTGTATCTGGGCAGACATCTCTAAATATTTCAAGAACTGGAGTTGAAGAGTTTTTTAGTGCAGTAATTCTCCCAGTAACGCTAGTGCGCTCCATATCCAATTCTTTTGCTATTTGTCGTGAAGTTCTTGGTTTTCCATCAGCCAAGAGATCAAGGATCTCTCTTTGTTGTCGGCTCAATGTTCCATCAGCAGCAAGCGTGTGATAAGCAAGCAGTGAATGTATGTGACTCATATTAATTCCCCCATAGAATTACGCCTTATAAAACCACCATCCCTCAACTATGGGAGTAAGAGCAAGGATGGTTTTATAAAGGCTCAAGAAACACTTAGGTACAATACGAGTGTTGTACGCTGTAGTGCAACGCATGTTTTCGGCTAAGGGAAAAAGTCTTGGCGGACATCCCATAGCCTCCATCAAGAACTGAAAATGTCAGTTCTTTGTGGAAGCTATTAAATCCTCAAAGCTAACCTTTGGATCAAGAAGCTTTCTAAGATCAACTTCAAATAGGTCTGCAATATCAATCGCATACTTCTCAGGAACTTTGCTTCTTTTAAACCAGTTGGTTGCTGCATTTGGATTTAAATTTATTTGTTTAGCCATAGCGTAAGGCGTTAAATCGTGTCTTTTTGCTAATAAAACTACTTTTTGTGAATAATGCATGATGGCATTATATACATTTTGTAAGTTAATGTCAAGTACATTTATAATTATTTTTTATGAAAAACTATTGACATGCATATTCACATTATGTTACTATTTGAATTATTAGGGATTAAAAGGAATGAATTACTTAAAAAAAGAAAGGGGATTAAGTGGCAGCAGAGATAAAATTTGATATTTTCAATTCGTGTTTCGATGAGTCAGGTTTAAAGAAAGTAGATCTGGCCAGAGCATTGGGAGTGAACACAACTACATTACAGGCGTGGTTTGATAGAGAGAAAGTACCTACAAAGTATCTATACCCTATCTCTGATGTGCTGGATGTAAACCCAAAATTTCTAATAGGAGAAGCAGAGGATGCACAAAAGATGCAAGCTATCTACATTATTGGTAGAAGTGATGAGTCTGCTGTACCGTCGATGCCATTACTAACAGATGGCTTACCTCATATTGAGAGGCCATTTTTAGGGGATGATGTGTACGGAATTATACTGTGCGGAAATGCGATGACACCTACGATACAGCCATGTGCTACTTGTATATGTAACCCTCATGCTAAAATTGCAGAGGGAGATATTGTGCATTATAGCTATGGCGATCAGAATGGGATCAGAAGATACAGATTATCTGCTGATAAAAGAACTATTGTACTTATAGGTGATAACCCAGACACTGATCCACTATTCATCTCTTGGGATACGGACAAGAAACTTGAGATGAGTAGAGTTGTCGCTGCAGAAATACAGTTTTAAAGTGCTTTGGAGCGTGGCAATTTGCTCCCTATATTTATCTTCCAATCTTAGCGATCTTGGCCTTTCTTGGCCTTGATGTGAAAAATCTTCATTTTTATCATCATTTTTAGTAAATTTTTACACAAATAGATCATACTTCTGGTATAATGCCATGCTTACAAAAAATAACACTTTGTCTATTTTTTAAGCACATGGTTAAAAAACTATCAATAAACTACTTTTATAAAAACTACCTTTTGTAATAAGTTAAAAAACATAAAAATGCATATTGATGCAAAAAAATATAAAATAATTTATATTTATTGCATTTTTACTTGACATAAAAACACATTTTGTGTATTATTCTCGTACCAAAGCGCAAATGTGACATAGATGTTACATTTGCCTTATGTTTCTTTAACTTATTATTGTTTAGATTTCTTGTTACATGCCTATGCTGGAGTACATCGTGATCATGTATGCCACTATATGATCACACGCTGAGTGGTGTACTCCCCTGTGGGCATTATTTGGAAGTTTATTGGTTTTTAGTATTTACAATAAACTATGCCATACAGGAAGCGGTCTGTAACTTGGCTAGTTTGGTTTCGTAATTTTATCCTTTCGCATGGGCGTTCATTCGCCCTGTGTTTAAATCTTTCAGTCCGCACAATATATTCTCAATCGTATTTCATTCTAAATGACTCCTTGAATTAATGATGATCCAGTACAAAACATGCATACTGCAGCAATTTGAATATGTTGTGCGCACTGAGGGATTTCCCTTAAATACAAAAGGAGTTAAATGTTTAAGAAAAATAGCGGAGCAGATATTATCACATCTGCATTAAGTGGTTTTGAAAAAGCTGCTGTTGAACTTGAAAAAGGTATTGCGTTATGCGATGAAGAATGTGAGTCAATCAAGGCTGAAAAGCAAGAACTTGAAAGTAGAGAGAAAGATGTTCTAGCATCGAGATCAAGGGCTGTTAATGCAGTTCACAAGATCAGAGCAATTATATCTTAACTCAAAATTTAAAATTTGAGTTAAGAATAAAAAGCTGCACAAATCCTACCCTGTGCAGCTCATTCACACAATTACACATTGGTGCGATTATAAGTATAACATTTAATCGCTAATAAGACAATTTATCGAAGTGAGGTCATGTCATAGGCTCACTTCATTTCGATAAGTTCCTATGACAAAAGGGAAAGATAGTAAATGGTAATACTGGATATTAATGAGTTTGAGTATGTTCAATTTATAAATGAACAAGTCATGAAAGAAAGAAATAAAATCAAAAGCGAAAACGCAAAAGCTAGACTTCACAATAGTAGAAAGCCAAAAGATGACAGAATTAAATACAAAGTGTTTAATGAGGAGCTGGCAAGGATAAATGCTCACCTACTTGCAATGAGAACAATCACAAAACTAAAAAAAGATAATGATCCAGCAATAAGAGCATGGGCTAGACAGCTTGAACTTGAGGCCGAATATGTAAGGGCATTAAACAAGAAGAAACTTTATGAAGAGATCAGTGCATACACTGGAAGTCATGCTGATGGATGCTATACGCTTGAAGAGATAGGAAATATTTTTGGTATCACTAGAGAGAGGGTGAGACAGATTGAGGATATGGCTAAGTCAAAACTGAAAGCGCCTGTAAATTCTAGGAGGCTTAGATATGTTTTGCATGCATAACAACAATCTTGGATCAAACAAAACTTTAAGGAGATGTAGTGAGTAGAACTGCCATAGATGTATTTTCAAGCACAATAGGCGTAAGTAGTAGTAATTTCATTGAGGAGCTGGAGAGACAAAGAAAAGGGAACGGATACGATCTAGTTCCTATAGTGATCAATGTTGCTGACAATGGAAGCATGGAGCATAATGCTGAAATTATTGGCATGGGCATCGATCTCATGGCCGCCAGAGCAAATGAGGTAATTAAGAATGAGCTTGATATTGGGAATGTTGAACTTGTAAAGAAAGAGTTTAATGAGATTTATCAATGGCTCAAGGCAACAAGAACAAGTGTCACATCCAGTTTTGATGAAGTAAAGTCAAAGTTTACAGCAAATGAAAAAAGGCTGAAAGATGAGATCATTAAATCAATAGATGATCAAATACTGGCCATGAAAGAAAAGACTTTTAAGATTGCTGAGGCAAACATAAGATCAGTTCTTAATGAGATGATCGATGAGAGTGAGGGTATCGGAATAACGATAGATATGTTCGATAGCTTCATAGAGTCAAAGAGACAAAATGCATCGATGCTTCCAACAGAAAAAACAAAAAAGACTTCTGCTGCAGCACTGAAAACCATCAGAGATGAGTTTGAAAAAATTGCAAAGCCTATAAGAGAAGCACTTGCGATCAATGAGAAAAAAGATCTGCAGAGCAAGCAGTTTGAGAGTTACCTAGACAACATCGATGTAGATAGCGATAATCCAGAGATCATTAATGCTGCAATAAAGTCACTATTTAGGCTGAGAGAAAGCGTTGAAGCAAACTATCCAGATGTAATTGAAAGCTGCCATAGATCGATCAACAACAAGATTGAAAAAGCTGAGGCTAACATCAGAGCATTGGAAGCAATGGCAGAAAGAGATGCGCTGCAGTCAAAGCAGAATGAGATCGATGCGCATGATAAAGAGATAATGATTGAAGTAAGAACTATCAATGAGGGCGTACTTCTTGATGATGCAGATACTTTGACAAAGAAAGTTGATAGGCTCAGGACAATACATGGAAAACTCATTGGCGAAGATAACAAAAATGAGGTTGTAAGAATTGCAAATAGCTTAAAGGATTTGATCTCAAAATCAAACGCAACTGATGCGCTACAGAAAGTTAAAAATAAAACTTTTGGCGTTAGTGATGATGGGATACAGAAAATAACATTTGAGCTGCAGATGATGAATGTTTCCGCTATGGATGCGGCTGATGCAAGAGCAAAAATAGTTGCTCACTTTGCAGAGATGTTTAAAACAGATGACTTGGAGGAATTGTAATGTCACAAGCTTTAGTAAAAATAGAAACCAATAAAAAGGCGCTCACTGCAGCGCTTGAAAGTAACAGCAGCATCATTGTGGATAGGCTACCAACACAAAAGGAGCAGCAAGACTTCAAGGAAAACTTTTTGGAACTTGCAGAGAATAGCTACCTTATGGAAAAGGTTGATCCAAAGCATATCTTGACTTTTGCATTGAATGTTTCAAAGCTTGGTATCAATATCAATCCAGTGTATAAAGAGGCTTATATTGTTCCTTTCAATGTAAAAGACAAAGGCATGATGCCTACTCTAATAATCCCAAAACAAGGGATCAGGCAGATAGCATATGATGCTGGGTTTTACCTTGAAGTAGATCGTGTATTCAATTTGAATGGCGTGATAGTATCTCAGAGCGACATGAATGGAGATCAGCTTACTGAAATAAAGACAACAGATAGCAAGTGGGTTGAAGAGCATTTTGCTGGGTTTGATATTTCACTCATCGATCTGATTGATGGCCAAAAGAAACTACCAAAACAACAAGTTTTTGTTGGGGCTGAGTATGTAAAAAGTGTTACAAAAACCATGCAAGATGATCGATACAAGATACAGACTTGGGAGCATAAAGCATGCAGAAGAGCATTTAATGACTTCTTTATTCCAAGAGGAAGATCTGTCACAATCCTTGATGAAGTAGATAAGCTGAATGAAGAGAATGTCATTGAGGCAGATATTGTATCTGGAGATGTTGATATAAAAGATACGCTACTTAATGACAAGAGTGATACTGTAAACATAGAGAATGTTACAGTGAAAACTATCATGGCCTACTTCACCAAACATAAAGGCACTGACAAGGGCGCAAAGATAGAAGCTGAGATGAAAAAGCAAGATGGCTGGAGAAAGTATAGTCAAGATAAGTTGAATGAACTATATGAAGCATTGAAAGAGCTTTAATGTTTCAGCTTGCAAAAGATATTAGTGATGATGACTATTTCGCACTCGGAGACATATTCTCGGATGCGATAAAAGATCCTGTAGATCTTCATAGTGAGCTGGTTGTTTCAAACTCTTTTCTTGGGCAAGTGTTTAAGCGTGGATTGTTCAATGTGCTTTATGACAAACAAGATGTATCGGATGATCTACAAGAGATTTTTAATCTTGGATCAGCGTTTCACTGTTATGTTCTTGAGCATGATCAATTCTACCTTAGATACTATGTAAAAGACTACATCGATGAGGATGCTGAAAAAAGAGGTCTTAAGCGTGTAAGTAAAGATGACTTTGCATTTATTGAGGCTTGCTTCAAGAAGATCCTTTTTATGTATCCAAAAGTAGTACACAATGACATGAATGAAGTTGTGATTACTGGTGAGATCGATGGCGTTCCAGTAAAGTGCAAAATTGACTGCCTTATCATCGATGGAAGAGATGTAGATATTATCGATCTAAAAGGTGTTTGGTATAAGTTTTTCAGCAAATACACTACATCATCTGGAGATAGAGTCGGGCTTAGAAAGTCTCTTAGTGAGAACAACTATGATCTACAGACATATTTTTACAGAAAGATAGTTACTGAGCTGCTTATGCAGAAAAACATTTACACTCAGCCATCATTTTCTTTCTTGGTATGCTCGAAAGATAACAAGTCATTTGATGTGCAAATGTTTAGGACTGGCTCAGAGATGGATGCTTCTGGAGAGCAGAAGTTTCAATCTGTATGGAATGATGTAAAAGACTTTTACTTGGAGGGAAAAGATAGTGTCAGAGAATACATTACAATCTGAAAAAAAGGAAGAGAAAAAGGTTTTTAATCCAATAGGATATAACCCTGTAACTCGCCCATATGGATATACGGAAGAGGAAATGAGAAGAGCAACTAAATCTGATGTTGCAGCATCTACAAGAAGAAGCCCAGTTCCAAAGAGTATGTAATGAACATATCCAGCAAATTCAATAGGTTTTATCATGCGCTATTGAATGAGGCTTTTGAAAAAGCTCATAGTATTAGTTTTAGAGAATGGAAAGATGAGATCACTGGAGGATGCCTAGTATTTTACAAAGGCGATGCTCCATATGGAGACTATGATTGTGTTGCAAGCGCAAAAGGAACTCCATTTGATCAAGATACTTCTCTAAAAACGATATTCAAGTACATGAATACAAATTATGAAATTAGTGGTGATGAAAAATTATCAACTACAAATATTGAGAATAGAAAGCTTTGCCAGCATATTGATTGGATCACAAAGATACTGAATGAAAATGGTATCCAGTTTGATCACGATGAGGCCGAATGGGAGCGCTTAAAGCAAAGCGCTGGAATTTATTAAGGGAATATATGAGTTCTGAGAGAAAAATGATAGTTACGCCAATCAGAAAAAGAAAAGGCGTATATGAGGTATGCGGAGTTGTTTTTAATGCTGATAATGAGCAAGAGGCACTTAGAAAATATTTTAGAAAACCAAAAGGGAGCAAGTAATGTTAAAAGTTTTAGTAGATGGATGTGAGCCAGTTTTGGGGAGTGTGTTTAGTGCTTGTATTGACTTAAAAGCAAGTCATGATGTTGTGATCGAGGCTGGTGAGACAAAGCTTGTAGGACTTGGAGTTGCCTTAGATAATATCGATGCAATAATAGAAAATGACATGAAAGTTAGATATGGGCTTCTTGGGCTACAGGCAGAGACTAATGCATACATTGAAAGCTTTAAAAGGACTCACTATCTACAGCTAATGCTAAGAAGTTCACTTGGTAAAAAGGGGCTTATACTTCCAAATGGAGTTGGTATCATCGATATTGACTATAGAGATGAGATTAAAATGATCATCCATAACCCACTTCAAGTAGAAAGCGTGCTGAATACATTTAGAGCAGCGCATGGCAAAGCTGATATGGCAGTATATGATAAGAAAGTTGTTATCAAAAAAGGTGAAAGAATTGGTCAGATCATGCTATGCGAACACAAAACTAGATTGTTTGGAATAGCAACAAGCAACAATAGAACTGGCGGATTTGGAAGCACAAACAAGGATGATCATGCTGATAAATAAAGTTGTAATTTTTTCATGCGAGGCCTACATCATTGAGGCCTTGAAAGACAAGGATGTGTACCAAAGAGATAATCTTATAACTATACTTGGAAAGATTAGAGGGTATAAAGTTTTTCATAAATTCACTAAAGAAGAAAATAAGATGCTTGCAGAGATAGGTAAAACAGATGCGGTAGAAAAGATAAAGAAAATAGATGTTGATTTCTCTATATATGCAATATCATTGCTTCGTGAATGGATTATGAATATAGACAAGAAAGATCGTCCAGATTTAAACATTAGTGATAAAAGAATTTTGAAGCTTAGAGGTAAAATGGGAGCTGATAGGCTTGCACTTAATACCCAAGATGATGAAGAGTCTAGTCGGATCAAAGAGATAATTAACCAATCGGAAGAAATTGCAAAGCAGTTTTTTCACCATCTAAATAATGTATTAAAAGGTAAATAGTATGGCAGTAAAAACATTCAAACATCATAAGCATGGATTTGAAGTGAGAGTTGAAGCAAAAAAAGGGAAAGTTTTTGTAAACAATAAAGGAATGGTGAAACTAAATATCCCATATAAGAAGTGTGAGATGATCGATGAGGAAATTTTCAGAGAAAAATTTGTGGAGGCATAGTGATGAGTGATAAAAACAAATTATCAGAAAAAGAGATGAAAAAGATTGCTACAAATGTGGAGCTTATGCAATTCCTAAGCCCACAATCTCTAGCAACAAGATTAGATATAGATGTTAGTTCTGTATGGAGAAAAGTAAAAGAGGGTATTCTTCCTGAGCCATCGTACAAGATGGGAGAAAAATGCCCAAGATGGAACAAGGATGACATCGATGCCATCATGGTATAATTATTGCTTGGATGCTTTTAATGCATCTAAGTAATCGCTCCACCACTTCATAAGCCTAATTCTTTCTTCAATATATATAGCTTTATTATACACTCCTTTGACATTGTTTTTTTCAACATGCGCCATTTGAATTTCTATAGCATCGCTATGAACTCCATGAACATGCATATTCTCATGCAAAAAAGTAGATGCTGTATGCCTAAAGCCATGAGAAGTCATAATGCCCTCATATCCAAGTCTTTTTAGCCCTACATTTAGAGTGTTTTCACTGAGCTGCCTTACTGTTGTCTGTGGCGATGGAAATACAAAGTCACTTCCATTGTCTTTCATGACATTTATTATATTGATCATACTTTCAGTTAATGGAACTATGTGATCCCTTTTCATTTTCATTCTTTCTGCTGGAATAAACCATATCTTTTTCTTGAAGTCTATTTCACTCCATAGCATGCCCCTTATTTCAGATGGCCTTACAAATACATATGGCATAAGCCGCAATGCAGTCCTAGTGACTATATCACCTACATAATTTTCCATATCCTTAAGTAGATGCTTAAGTATGTTTTCATCAGTAATATGGGCATAATTTTTTGGAGTATGAGGCTTTACAATTACAGACAAGTCAATATCTCTCATTGGATTATATTTCATATATTGCTTTGTTACTCCATATCTAAAAATTCTATCTATCAATGATCCAGTCTTTTTTGCTATGGTTACTGCGCCATGCTTCTCTATCCTCTCTATGCATCTTATTATATGTATTGCTTCAATAGTATCCAGTATCATATTCTCAAGGATTGGATACCAATGGTTTTTCAGATATGCCTTGTTGTCTCTGATATATGTATCTTTAAGATCTACTCTATGATTAAAATACTCATCTGCAAGATCAGAGAAAGTCATTCCTTTTCTCTCTCTCTTTTTTGCTATTGGGCTTTCTCCACTTGCAACCAATTCTCTTAACGATGATCTCTTTTTTCTTGCATCAGCTATGGTAACATCTGGGTACTTACCAAGAGACATCATTGCAAGTTTTCCGTTAAGCATATACCTAAAGCGCCAAAGCTTTGATCCATTTGGCTTTATGTGTAAATATAGGCCATCTCCATCTGCAAGCTTATACTCTTTTTCTTGCGCTGCAGCTGTTTTTATTTGACGATCATTGAGTGGTTTTACTTTTGCCATGTGATACCTTTCAAGTGATATTCTTGTGATAATTTTACACCATATCACTTATCGTATCACTTAAAGTGTGCGATTGTATGCAATAATATGACATTGAATAAGATGGTTAATTTGCTTTAAGTGCCTTGTTTTAGGGCTTTGTGAGTCTTTATGAGATTGTATGAGATAGATCGCTGGCGGACAGTGAGAACTTCGCACTATTCCATCTAGGCACTGTATAGCTTCAAATGTTATATTTGTTGAAAAAATATATCACTTATTGTATCACTTAAGTTTTTTGTGTTACTTTGTTTGAATGTAGATTTATAACCCTACTGCTACCATCATCATAGTGATATTTGATAGCAATAAGTTGTCTAAAGATATTATAGATGCGCTCAGTTGCAATAGCCTTTTTCATAAGGCATTATATACTGGATCATATAAAACTATGCAACTCTGTTCAAAAACCATCCAAACATAAATCTCTCATCTTTTTCTCTGCGCTCACCAAGTCCAACATAGAAAGATCCTTGAAGAGAGTTTAGCATCCTGTACAAAACAGTTTCGCCTTGCACTGCCCTTACTCTCAAATAAGACTTTAATGCTGCAATGGTTTTTCTTCCAACATCCCCATCAACCACCAAGTCATTGTAGTATCTCTCTCGATCATTTAGCACATTGAGTGATCTCTGTAGGAACTCAGCTGCTCTACCTACCCCCAAGTTCACTGCAGTGTCCGCCACTTCATCAGCGATCTTTACAGATAAATGCTCAATCTCATCAAGCATCAGTGCATCCCAGTACCTATTCTCATATATCGCAAATGCTAGACTTCTAGGAAGATCTTTCATGTCTCCGCTGTACCCATAAGATCTTGCTGTTGCTTTGGTTATACCAAACTTTGTTTCACCGCCACTATCATCCGGATCATTAACATATCCGCCCTCGATCTCAATTATCTTGTTTATGGTTTTTTCTTTTAGTGTACCCATTATCATATAAATGGTTTTTCATCTATTTTTGCTTGAACATCTGCAAGTGTTGGTATGCCTTGAAGAGTTGATTGCCAAGCTCTCATAAACTCCCATAGTTCAACACTCCAATTCCATATTGCCAAACAGAACGCTTGATGTGAGTACCCAGTATGTCTTGAATAGCTCTCTGCATTATGGATACTTGCTATTGCTATTCCATTGGCTTTATTGTACTTGTCAAGCTCACCTTGTATTGTTGCATCTATCATTGATGTAGCTTTGTTCTGTATAGTTTCAAGTACAATATTTGCATCTTTTGGAACTGGCTCATAGGAAATTGTTAGTGCTTCGTAATCCACTATCTCTCTATATCCAAAGAATGTAGCATCTGGCTTTTCTCCTATTGTTGCCTTAAAGATATTCAATTCATTTAGCTTGTTAATGTCATTGAAAATTTGGTGTCCGTAAGTAACTCCATCTATGGTTACTTCTTGTGCTACCCTAATCAGAGTGTTGTTATTTTTATTTATATACATATTGCTTTCCTTTTTATATTCTTGATGCGATCAAGTTAAAGTTTTGTGTCCGTTCTGCTTCCGTAAGTATCTTATTGTGCAGATAGAATACTTGTATATCGCCTTGCCATTTATAATTTGATGTAGTTCCACCTACATATAAAATTGTTGAGTTTGTTACAGACTTGTAATTTGCAGTTCCTATTAAAACATTGTCATAGTAAAGCCTTGTTATGTTCTCCGTAAAGTTGTTTTCAAGTACATAGCTGTGCTTATTGCCATCATAGGCACTTGTAGGTATTGGGCATATTGGGTTTGCAGTGCCATCCCAAGTATTCCAGTAAATCATATTTCCAGAAAAGAATAAGTCTGCACCTTGACCATCTGCACCAGCGTTAAATAACATATCATTTGGATTACTTACATCAAGTGTAGCCCATACAGTAAAAGTGCTATCTTGCGACTTTGTTAATGTTGTTCCACAATAATCATCAACTCCATCAAATGATAAATATTTCAATGTTGCATCAAACACAACACCGCCATACAATATCCCGTTATTTCCATTACCAGATATATCAATCCATAGCGCTGATCCACTCTGATAAGACTCTGTGTAGTAGGCATCATAATTAAGAACAAGTCCAGCTTCTGTTATGCCAGTATTCACATAGGCAACTACATTTACTGACTCACCAACATTGTTAAATCTTCCAACTAATGAATTGAAGTTATAGACACTTTCTTCTTGAGTTAGATTTCTGTCATATATTGCTATCATACATAATGCACTATTTGTAAATTGGAAATTAGAATACTTATTAAAATCAAGAGTTCCAATATTTGACATATCAACATTCTTAAATTCATACAGATGCCAAGTCTTAAATCTGTTATAATCCCAGATATTAGGAACATCAACTGTATCTAGTGTAAAAATTGGTACACCAAAACCAGCATGATACTCTTTATTACCAGACCTATATGCCCCAAGATATTCTTGTGAAGCATCTGATAGGAATAGAGCTTGGTCATCATCTGTTGCCATAAAGAACTGCAATGTGCAAGTTTTGCTTAGAGTAACACCACCACTATGCCTCATTCCACCATCAAATAAATCAAACACACCAGTATTTGCATTGAAGTATATTCCAACTGCATCAAGTGTAAAATCATGCCCATAAGGGCTTAAATCATACCAAGTTAATCCAGTACCAGAATAAGATAGTGGGTTTCCAGAGTCAAGA